GTCGACTCTTTTTGCCCATGGTACCATGTTTTGAATTTGAATCCAAAACTCTTCTTTCTTAGGTTCGTCATAAGTTAAGAATATACAATCTAAATCTGCAATATCAATCATCATTTTGTTTCCAAGGAGTTGTTTCACCTACATAATTATCATCAACCAAAAACATACTGGACCCTTTTATTGTTTTATAAGCACCGTCACCTATCGTTAATATTCTTTTGTCTGTGTAATCAACTTGTTTTGGTTTTAATCGTCCGCTGACCACACGATATAATGCTGGATTGAATACATCGAATGTTGTTCGATCAACTTCTATGTAGGGATCGTTGTGTAATACCACATCGCTATATAAACAATCACCTGTTGAATCGTTGTAATAAATTCTATATGTGTACTGAATTGGCTCAGTGTACTTGTAATTACTGAATGCTTCTAGCAAGTTCTTTTCTGTGTCGTTCATTGATAAAATCTTTTTGATAATAATGTACAGGCCACAATTGTCTATTAAAGTTTATGGTTAAATTTGTACCGTCTAATTCATGCTGTAATATGTTTTGCCAATCGGCGCCGGAATGTAAATGATTAATAGATCCTTTCATGTGTACAAAACTGGGGTAATCTAGTGCAGGATTTGTACACAATTCAACACCTAGCAATCTAGCAGCAATAGCAAATACAACATCGGTGCTAGGCAGTTCTTCTCTGCAGTTTTTTAAATTGTCTCTAAAGTAATTCCAATGAGAATATATTGCGTGTGCATATTTAAATAATTCTAAACTTTGACGACCAAATCTAAAATAATACATACCAGTGTAAATATCAGGCAGATTATTTTCGTCAAAAAACTTTCTATAAGATCTGTCTTTACTAACTGTGCCAAAATAATCTCTGACTTTTGTAGTAAAACAAACCTCTTGTAGTCTTAATCCTGTCCACCAATGATCTACGTTGGTAGTAAACAGAATGTCTGATTCTAATTTAATTGTTTCTTTGAACGGTGTTAACTGCCAGGCCTGCCACTCGTTGCCCATAGCATTCGCTACAGGATCAACAATATCTACAACATAATCAAAAACTTTTTGATGTTTGTCTGTTATAAGTTTTTTTGTTTCACTATCTACTGCAACTGCATATTTGTTTATCTTTTGAGTTTGTTTGATACTGGCAGCTTGTGCATAGGCGAGCTCTAGGTAATTTACACTTTCTGTATTTTGTGCAAAAGTAAAATATCCTTGTTGGTCTAGAAAACTGTTAGGACTACGCATATAAAATTTTAAATTTATCCAACGACTGTGTTAGAGTTTTCTTGTCAATAAAGTGTAAACTGATATTTCTAAGTTTGGTAATCTTCATGTCTCTTGTTGTGCCAAAAGGATAAAGAACCATTATTTCGCCGTTGTTCCTTACATCAACAATTTTTGTATCTTCTATCACAGTGTCTAAATTTCCCGGAATATTAACAAAATTTTTCGAACTATATCCAGTTAATGTTTGTAATGCTATGCTCAAAGCGTAGTCGTTGCGAAATTTATCTGCTCTAAAATTGTACATCAGACTATAGAACTCGTAATGATTTTTAATATATTCTATAAAATCAAAAACACCATTGGCAAGATCGTTTTTGGTAAAATATAGTACTGTAGCCCATTGCATGGGTATACTGTTGTGCCCTATAGTTTTCTCCAAGATTTTTCTATCTGTAATATCATTGGCATCGCCGTAGCATGCAAATTCAATATCAGTTTCGAACAACGTCTTTAATCTATCATTGAGAATAAAATAATCTGCATCTATTAACAATGTTTGTTCGTATGGAGTTACTGAATAAGCAGTAAATCTATTTTGATTGTGCCACGGCTGTAATTTACCGTCAGTATATTTTAACTGTAGTGGCTCGTTATTGGGTTGCACAATAACCGTGTCAAATTCAGAATAACTGACCTCACTGTCTGTAACTAACGTAACTGGCAGTCCCAAATGTTTTTTTGCGAGTGCTGCACTGACTCTGGCGATTTCTACGTAATCATACGCACCGTTAAAAGCGTATATCAAAATGCCTTTAGACATCGCGACCTCGTCTGATTTTTCTAGAATTTTCAAATTCTGTATGCCAAGCATTCATCACCGTTTGATAATGCTGTTGCGCTCTAATTAAAAACGTCTGCTTGTCTAATAGAATTGGATTGCCGTGTATATCTTCTAAATATAATTCATCAACCGGCCAAGTCTGCACAAATGCCAACAGTTCAGGAGTAATTCGAAACATGCCACCATTTGCTGTAAAAACGAGATCTGCTTGAACTCGTTCCCGTAGTTGTTTACGGTATAAAGCATGATCGAATGCTGCGTTGGCTAAAGATTTTAAATCAGAAATATCCATTGCACTATTATACAATAATGCAATGTCTTGTCAACCTTATTGATCTGCTACACTTGTAGTAATAGTTGGTGCTACCAACGCTGTACCAAAAGCAGAAGCTACCGGGTTTTGTGGTGTCAATACGGTAGTTGGAGCATTGGCCACTGTTTGTTGGAAAGTACTGGTGTAATCATTTTCCCAATCCACAATAACTGTCATTACAGGAAATCCACCGTTTGATGTTGTGCCACTGAATTGTGTAGTTACAGCAATATGATCAATGGTATAGGGAGCATTGGCACTGTACTGCCTAAACTGTAGTGTACTAGTTCCAGGATGCGATCCGCCTACTGAGGTACCTAACCAATAACCGCCTGTTCCAGCAGTGGTTCTTATAGTTTCTGTTGAGCCAGAACCGCCAGATTTGGTTGTTGTATTATAACCAATGATGATAGTACCAACTGCCGCGGCCAATGTGCTCCAATCACTATTTCTAGTAGTTCCGCCGGTGACTAGAGAACAAGTAATAGCTAGTCTACCACCAGCGTTCCACCAGTATCGAGCAGCATCGGCGTTTGGCCATGTACAGGTATAAGTAAATCTTTGTCTACGTTCTGCGTTGCCGCCCCAGTTGGTCCCGCCGGTAACTGAGCTGGCTGTGCCATTGGTTCTACTGCCAACAGCGCCTGATGCTGCTTGGTTCCATGCGGTATCGATACCAGTTTGAATAGCGGCCACGTAGGTAATAGTATCGCCGGCAGTGACACTGGCCGGTGCAATATTTGACTGCCCTTGCAAGGACAAGGAAGAGTTAATACCGTTTATTACACCAGTCCACTGAGCAGCAGTTACAGTTGATCCCACAGCAGCTTGAGTATACGCACTGGTACTTTGACCGTACCCATATCGACTAAACCCAATACCATGAATGTAAGCTACGTTGTTTGCCGCGGTTGTATATGTCCCTCCGGAAGCACTTCCCCACGCTAAGGTATTAAAATCACTTGCTTCTATTAGATTAAATTGTAAATAACTCATGCCAATACCTTAACTGTTTAATTTCACTATAGCTTCAACGATACCTTCGCCCGGACTTGATTTATCTTCTAGACTGCGACCAATCACGTTCCATGGTGTAAGTTCATTTTTAGCGCCAGAGCGTGCCAGGCCATTACCGGCAGCAACTAGTCGATCGCCTTTGCGTACACTACCAATTACTTTTACAGGTACCCTACCGTTTACTGCAACAGGCGGATGTGTGTCATTACCTCCAGCTGCATCGTTCATCAAAAACGCTGCTTTCTCGCTAATAACGCCAAATACTTCATCGCTTAATTCTTCGTTGGCAGCAGTAATTTCTTTAGTACCGCCTAGTTTAACTACTGTACCGGCATCATAAGATTGATCCGAAGCAAATCGTTCTGCCAAGTCAGCGTACTGTGCTGTAATTGCTGTGCCGCGGAAGGTCTGTGCCCAAACGTTTGCATAAAAAGTTGTGCTACTACCTAAACTAAACACATTACTGGTCGCGGCTACAATATTACCCTGCACTGTTGTTGAGCCATCACGCAATATTGTAGTTGCAATATTTGCAGCAATACGTGCATTAACTGATTGACTTAGGTTAACGTTAGCCGTATCAACATATGCTTTGGTAGCAATGCCCAGTGACGTAGTTGGGTCAGCACGTACTGTTAACAATCCGTCTGTGCCGCTTAGAGTCAAAACTTTTGTGTTTACGCTGGAGACTTTGGTGTAAAATGCTGTATCAAATCCATTGGCATTATTGATTAATCTGACTTCCGACCCGGACACGTTGATAGATAACTGGCCGGTTGCGCCAATATCAAATCCGTCATCGGTTTGTATTTGTAATTTTGTAGTAGTCGGTGTAGATACGTCGCTGCGTAGGAATGAACTAGCAGGAATCAAATCGCCGCCAATTTTTAAATTCAATGCACTGTTGGAATCACCGTAATAAATCAATGCAGGAGATTGATTACTAAAGTTAAATCCAGGTTTGATAGTACCAGCGAATCCGGTAATTGGAGTGACTGGAGTAAATGGACTGTCTTTGCTTAGGATAGCAACTAGAGTGTTAGAAATTAAAAACTTGACTACAACGTGTGGACCATCAATACCAGTAATTGTATCTGCAATAGCACCCGAAGTACCTGTACTGGCAGTGAATGCTGGTCCAATTGTTACCCAGCTGGAACCACCATATACTTTGAGCTGACTGTTAGCAGTATCCCACCATAAATCGCCTGTGATAGCGGCACTAGGAGCACTGGAACTGCTGGTACTAGAACTTATAATTTTCCAAATTGGTGTACCAACTGATGTTGCTGCATTTACTTTAAGTACTGCTATTGTACTATCCCACCATAATTGTCCAGGTAGTGCATTTGCAGGTGCCGTGCCGCTGGCAAAATTCTCCAAAAGTTGGATGAAATTTTCGTTTAAAAAAGTTCCGTAACCAGGATAGTTCTTTCCGATTAGTGTTAAACTGGTGCTGGTAGTATTAACCGCACCATCTTGTAGTGTAGTTAATCCAGTACCGTTTGACAGAGATAAATTATAAGGCATTCCAAAAACTCCAATTTTATGTTATTTATGACGTTTTTATACGACTTTCATAATAAAGCAAAGTGCATAGTAAGGTGGCAAGTTAGCATCGGTTCCGCTTACACCAGACGAGGCAATATTCACTCCAATTCCAGTTGAGCTTGCGTTTATCGATATGCCAGTTACAGCGCTCTGAGTTGAGCGATCTTGTGGACTTCTTTCCTGTCCGCTGCCCCGTCGATATGAACCATCTAGCACACCATCATCTAAACCTACTAGATTAATGGTCCCTTGCACAGGGTGTGTATGCCCAGGATCAGTTAAGGCATGATTGTGTCCAGGATCTGATACTGTGGCAGTGTGAGTGTGACTGACTACCACTGCATCTTTGGTCCCGCCTATAGTGCTATGATTATAGGAGCCGCCTGCACCAATGATAAATCTGTTGCGTAGGTCCGGCGTACTGTTTGTTCCGTCGCATAACGACCATCCGGATGGCACTGAACCGGGGCTGCCGGACCACATAATGATAGAGCCATACGGTAATACGCTGTGTACAAAAGCGGTAGTTGCTATAGCTGTGTTACTTGTTGTTACTGTCCTAGTAGGTGCTTTAGGAACTCCACTAAACTCTGCACTAGCAATGTTTGCTTTTGTGCTGTTTAAATTGAGAGCATAGGTGTTAACATTGTTAATTTCTGTAGTTAGTGTGCCTAGCGCAGCATTGATTGCTATAACATTTGAATCTATATCATTACGTAGTACCGAGCTTACTGCTGTAATATTTGTATCTACATAATTTTTTGTGGCTACACCAAATGCTGCTGTGGGATTTCCTGCCACTGTCAGTAATCCAGTTGCCGCATCTGATGTTATAAAATTAACTTGTGTGTTGTTAAAAGTTCCTGCAATGGTGATCCCAGCACCGTTTGTGCGGGTTCTTAGTGTAGTAGTTCCAGTCAAGGAATCGATGGTAGCTCTAAATTTGCCACCGCTGCCGATCCATAATCCGTTATCACTATTAATTAATAAGTTTCCACCAATGACTTCATTTTGTCCGCTTCTGAGGAAATCAGTAGGTGCCAATGATTGTAAAGTAATTGCATTTTGTGCAGTTCCGTGATAGGTTGTTGTGGCCGGCGAGAAAGAACTTGCTAAATTAAATCCTTGTTTTATAGTGGAAAATCCCGGAATAACAGCACTTGGTGTGAAATCTAGATCAGGGTTAAAAATTGATCTTATTTGTCCACCAACATAAAATGTCATTAGAATATGACTAACAGTTAATGTATCAGTTACAACCAATGCATTGGCAATGGTGTCCTGTCCTCGTTCATAGCTTGGGCCAACAACTATCCAATTATTTCCTGTCCATACTTTAACTTGATCTTTTGTGGTGTCAAACCAAAAATCTCCTACATTTGCCCCGCTAGGCGGTGATGCTGTAGCAGTTGAGCTAGCTATAGATTTCCAGGTACTACCACTGATTCTGACTTTGAGTACGTTTACTGAAGTATCCCACCAAAGTTGTCCAACTAGTGGATTGGCCGGTGCAGAAGTTTTGGCAAAATTTTCTAGTAACTTAACTAAATTTTCCTGCAGGATTTCCCCATAACCAACATAATTTTGCCCAACAAAAGTAAGACTGGAAGTAGAATTGTCAGCTGTACCGTCTGGTATTGTAACTAAAGTTGTGCCATCTGATTTGTTTAGTGTGTAACTCATCTTGTTGCCTTAGATTATCCTATATTTAGCCAATTTTACCAAGTTATTTTAACGTAAGGAGCACCAGCTCTGGTTTTATCGTCAAGTACGGTATAAGTTAGCGGACCTTGAATACCATTGGCTCCACGATAACCGCCGTAAGCGCCAGTATCGCCTCCCCTATTAGGTCCACGTAATCCCCCCGGATAACCACCACCTCCACCACCTCCACCACCACCGTCACCAGATTTGACTTGTCCGGTATCGCCGTTAACAGAAGTACCCACGGCAACTTGTGTTGTAAGTAAATTTCTTAAATTAAACAAAGTAGTAGTATTAGTGTTATTTGTTATAGTACAAGCTACGCCTGCAGCCACTCCCCAATCAGATACCACAACTCTTATTACATGATCCCCGGCAGGCAGTGATCGTACCACTGAGCTTGTTGAAGTAAAACTGGATGTTTCCCCTACCAAAGAACCATTAACATAGACCGCAGCATAATTATCCCCAGAAAAATTAAAATAATAGTTTCCAGTATACGGAGCAGTAAAAGTTCTGTATATATTGTAAGCTGTATTCAATTGATAATGTTTAGGCATTACAGCGTTGTTATTCATAAACGAAGACCATCGTCCGTCTAACGAAACCGCAACAAGAAATCCTCCTTCGCCAATTCCGGTGTTTCCTGCTAGTCCTAGGCTTCTATTTCCGCCGCCGCCTCCGCCGCCGCCTCCACCACCAAAAATATAAGTTGATGGTGGTGACAATAGGCTATTTTTAATTCCCACAATGGTGGCGGCTCCACCGCCACCACCACCACCAGACCAACCACTTGTACCGGCTCTTCCGCCGGCACCGCCATTACCAAAGCCAAAAGAATTAGTCCCCCCGGCGCCGCCTGGTGAGCCGCCAGCACCTGGTGTAGTTGCACCTACTGATCCGCGGCCACCAATGGCAACTTGTAACACTTGCGGGTACGGAATAGTAGCCGATATTTTATAAAAGGCACCGTCGCCGCCAGCGCCGCCAGCTGCCGAATCGTTACCGCCCGCGGCACCTTCTGCCCCTTGAATTTCTAATTCTACATCGTTTAATAATCCAATTGGTACTTGCCATGTGCCATCAGTAGTAAACGTAATGCTGCCATGAGGAACTACTAGTAAATTGACAGGAATATTAATAGTGCCATCGACGCTGTCACTTACAATTCTTAAAGTATCAGAGTTGGCTCCGTATGAAGTTTTAAAAGATTCAGCTACGCTAACACGATAGCTTCTAAAAGTCCCAGGGTCTACAGTTAAAAATAGCGAGTTTGAAATTCCCTGGGTGTCGTTTATTACACTGATTCTGCTAGAAACTCCTGCAAAACTAGAGATAGTTAGTGGCCCGTTACCGTTATTATATATTCGCACAGTAGCCACAGTGGTAGGCCCATTTTGATCGTGTCGTAAACTAAGACTAGTAACATCTGCCAATGCTTTTGAGAATAAAGGTATTGTTTCGCAAGACAAAGCAATAGTGATCGTTTCGTCACCAAGAGCACCTTTGTTTGTTTGAAGTACGATAGATCCTGTATCTGACCCTACATCTTTACCTAGTATTTGTGCAGTGAAACTTTTGGTCGCGCCAGGATTTATTCTGTAAGGAAGACTTGCGCCTAGTGCAGAATAATCAGTAATGATTTCAAATTTACTACTTGTACTTGATGTAGTAGAATTTATAGTCAATACTTCGTCACCGGTATTGGTAATTGTTATTGTTTCAACTTTAGATCTAAAGGTTGTGTAAGTATCAAAGGTTAAACTAGAAACATTCAAATTGATTACAGCATTTGGAGTAGGGAAAACTCTAATCCATTGTGTTCCACTTTTTATATATGCTATTTGAACCTCGGCCCACGTGGCACCGTTCTTGAGGAACAGTTGCTTTAGCGGATTTTGCTCACCGTCGTCTTTGACAGTAACATATCCGTAACCAAGAATATTTGCCATTTTAGATTACAAACCATATGTCGCCGTTGGCGCCATCGCCGGATGTTGGTAAAGAAGTTGAAACAAATTTATTACTGCCTTTCCATAATCCGTTATCTGCTTCGGCAATTGCGCTTTTAACAAAAGCCGTGGTAGCTATTCTTGTAGAGTCGTCGGCAGTCGACGGTGTTGTAGATAAAGGTGTACCTGTTAAAGTGGGACTAGCAATATTTGCTTTGAGATTATCTAGCGACAATAATGTACTATGTTGCGTAGCTGCATTGGCTGTTAAGACGGCCAAACTTGCATTAATTGCAGCAACGTTTGTGGCCAGCTTGGTGTCGACCCCACTGCTAGATAAATCTACATAACGTTTGGTGGCTATGCCTAAATCGTTAGTTGGTTGACCTGCTACAGTAATCAGGCCTGTGGTAGCATTGATATTGAGAGCCGAAGTAATTGTTCCGTTTACATTGACCTGTAATGTCACATTGCCAATATTGGCACCATTGGTAATCAGTATGCTGCCACCGGTTGACTTGGAAATACTAAATTGTGTGCTAGCCCCGTTATTGTAATTATATCCAGGTCGAATTGTTGGGTATCCAGAAATTGCGACGTTTGGTGTGAATTCTGAATCTTGACTTGTTATTGATGTACGAACATTGGATACAAAATTTGTAATAACCAAATGTTTTGTACCGGTAGTATCAAATACGGTTTCTACTAAAGATCCTGTACGACCATCCAGTTTACTGAATGCAGGGCCCACTAACTGCCAAGCGGTGCCGTCGTAAACTTTCAATTGATCGTTAGCGGTATCCCACCATGAATCTCCAGCTATAGCCCCAGTAGGTGCAGTTGCACTTACTGCCGAGCCAATACTTTTAAAAGAAGCGCCGTCATAAACTTTTAGTTTTGCTGTGCTAGTATCATACCACAACTGCCCGACTAGTGGTGCGGTCGGAGCAGTATTATTTGCCCCGCTTTCTAACAATCTTATAAAATTTTCTTGTTGTAATTCGCCGTATCCGGGGTAATTTTTTCCAATTAAAAATAGACTGGTTGTGGTATCTAGTGTACCATCAGCTAGAATCATCAATTGTTGACCATTTGTTTTGTTAATTACGTAGGCCATTATATTATCCTATAAAACTTAAATTAGTCAATGTTTGAATACGTACAGTATAATCAATTTGAATTAGTCTGTTTAAACTTTTTTGCACTGGGTGAAATACCACGTGTGTTAGCAATTTACCTGTTGTTGATAAACCGGCAGTGCCGTCTGTGCTGCGAGCTTTTAATCCCAGCTCATCAAATACAAAAGCATCTTCTAAATTTTGACTGTTATCAAATGCACTTTGCCCGGCAGGCTCGCCGTAGTCTAGTAGACAGCTGATTACTAAATCACTGAACACTTGCCCGGGTACATGTCTGACTTCAATTCTGTTTCTAATAGGATCAGTATTGGCTGTGGCTGTGTCGTCGACAATTTTTGCAAAGGTTGGGTTATACAGATTGGCATTTTGTGTATTAGTGTTTGAAGGCAAATAATTAATAACACCAGTTGGATCTACACTGGTTCCACCGTTACCAAAGTGCATTTCGTAAATGTAATTTTGTCCTTTGTTGGCCAAACTGAATGCAATAGCTTCTGAAATATTTTCGTAGTGAATGGCATTTCTTTTATCAATGTAAACTTCGCCAGATTCTGGATCAAAGATCTTGATGTGTCCTTGCACATGAATACCACTGGTTTCGTCGGGCTTCTTTTGTACAATATCTTGGGTTTTTTCTTCCATAGTTTTATCCGTATTATCGTTATTTATCATGATTTTAATCCTGATTTAATATGATCTAATTCTTGTTTGAGTTCAACTATAGCAGCGAAAGCTAGCGCAGATAGTTTTTCATAATCAACAGCTAGACTTCCATCTTCTCGAGTTCGCACAGCCTGCGGGAACACTCGTTGTACGTCTTGTCCAATTACACCAAAATCAGATTTTCTAACAAAATATCCATCGGCACCACCGTGTGCAGCTATAAATTCGTCGGTCCAATCAAACAGTTTTCCACCAATGTCCGATACCTTAGATAACGCATCAGGAATCGGCTGCACATTTTCTTTATATTTGGCATCAGAGCTGAAATAAGCTGTGATATTGTTAGTAGCTCTAATTTCGCCGGTGGTACCCGAAGCTGCTGTTCCTACTCCAAAACTGCCAAACTGTACACTGCTAGTGGTTGCAATATTCTGCGGTAAACTGAGTCCAATATTTCCTTGTGAAACGTTGGCAGTGATTTGATTAGCTGTTCCTGTTACAGACACTACACCAGCTGCTAACGTCACACTACTGCCTAAACTGACCAAACTACCATTTACTGTGATTGAACTGTTTACCAATGCTGAATTTGGAATGTTTGTCAACAGGGCACCAGATCCTTGGAAACTGGTAAATGTGGCTTTTGTACCTGCGACATTACCTGTACTAACGTTGCCGGTTACTACAGCCGAACCAACCGTGGCTGCAACTGCTGACAAGCTTTGAATGTTAGCAGTGGTAATATTTGCTAGTGTAAGGAATGATCTGCTGGCATTTAGATTGCCGCCAACATGAATGTTTCCGCCTACGCCCAGACCACCTGCTCCAGCAACCACAATGGCACCTGTGGTGGCATTGATGCTTAATGTTTCAACTGCTGCTACCAAATTGCCATGCACCCTGGTAGTTGATTCTAAGACACTTGGTCCTACCACGTACAGCTGATTGCCTACTCTGGTATTGCCTGACCCTACCAAGGTGTTTGTGATTACTAGATTGCCCGCGGCAATGTTACCGGTATTGGTTAACAAGTAGGAAGCCACGTTGGCATTGCTATAAGCTGGAGGTATTCCAGTTAAAAATCTGCCGTCACCTATTATAAACGGTGCATAAACGTTGCCGGATAAATTTACATTTGTGCCGGTGATGTTGCCCAAGCACACCAAAGATGCGAGACTTCCTACCTGTGTTATTCCGGCTTGTGTTTCGGGCGACAGTGTGCCAAAATAGCTGCCAGCAGTGACAAAATTGGGCGCTGTGACATTACCGGTTACATTTAATGATGTTAAGCTACCACTTACAAAATCTCTTATTGCACTGGCTTCAATTTTTTGCGTGACGTTGGCATTTTCAACCGGAATTTGTGTTGTAGCCGATAAGCTTGTAATAAGCGGTAATTGTCCTATTTCGATTGATGCCATTTTTTATCCTTAGTATTCCACAACAACTACGCCAGCGCTACCATTGCCTCCGGGAACCCCGCTTTCATCCGATCCACCACCTCCGCCACCACCATAAGCTCGTGCGTCACGATTGGTAAAATAAGTGCCGCCGCCACCAAAAAAACTACATCCTCCCGTGCCAATCGCACCCGGACCTCCTGCAAAATTTAAGTTTCCGCCACTACCTATCCCTCCGGTTCCGTTTATGCCAGTTCCGTAGGCAGTTCCTGCGCCGCCCGTAGCAGAACAAAATGCACCAAAAGACGACGTACCCCCTGTACCACCCGCACTTCCAGCTAAATTACCCCCAGCCCCTCCGCCACCCACAGTCACGGCCACTGTACCGCCGGGAGTAAGACCACTTATGATTCTTATCGCTGTACCACCGGCACCGGCAGCTCCATAATTCATCGCGCTTCCACCACCACCGCCACCAACAACTGTAACTTTAACTTTGGTAACACCAGCGGGTACTGTAAACGTGCCGCTGCTAGTAAACACCTGCATGTTGCTGAATCCGCTTAACACCGTGCCCACGGCCGCAGAAACAAATGCTGTTGTGGCTATCTGTGTGTTCGCAGTACCAGATGCCGCTGTTGGTGCTGTTGGAGTTCCTGTAAGTGCCGGACTTGCCAAATTGGCCTTATAAGTCAATGCTGCTATTTCTGTTGCAACAAAAGCTGTTGTTGCTACATGTGTATTTGCTGTAGTAGCTGGCATGGTTGTAGATATCAATCTACCACCTACGTGTAAATTGCCACTGATGCCGGCACCACCGACCACTACTAGCGCACCAGTTGTGGTAGATACACTTGCATTGCCCGAGGCTGCTACTATATTACCACCAGCAATAATATTTCCTACAGTTGCCATGTAGTTAATAGGATTATTAATTGACACGGCATCTGTCATCTTCTGAATGTAATATAATGCGTAATACGGAGGCAAGTTTCTATTACTTGCAGTTACACCTTCTGTGCTTAGTGTAGTTGATGTAACTACGGTTCCCGACGGTGTTCCAGCAGTTTGAGCGTTGATTGTTATAGCTGTGGCTACAATATTGGTCCATGCGTCTACTCCAGGCCCCCCAGCATTGCCAATTCTCCAGCCTGTGCCCATATTACCATTATCGCCATATCTATTATTGAGCCCAGGCTCACCTCCAGAACCAGTTAGGTGTCTATGTCCAGGATCTGTAACGCCATGGCTGTGCGTAGGCAACGCACTACCAGTAAATGTACTTGTGCTAGTTGCAGTATGAGTATGCGAAGGTATTATTGCATCAGCTGATCCGCCTGTGGTACCCGGGTTGTACAAACTACCGGCCCCAACTACGAATCTATCTCTTAAATCAACAGTTCCATTTGTGCCATCGGCGATTTGCCACCCGTCAGGTACAGTAGCCAGTGCCCCGCTCCATAGAGCAATAGTTCCAATCGGCATGCCAATGTTTAATGTATTAAGTGTACTGTTGACCGGTACGCTTGTAATGTTTGTTACACGGCCTTTGGTATCTACCGTAATCTGCGGTACATTAATGGCGCCACCGTAGGTGCCTGCTGTAACGCCGGTAGTAGTTAAATTCAATCCAGGTGTACCAGATACGGTATTTGCTGTGATTTCTGCGGTATTGCTAATTAGTGTCTGTGCCGGAAAAGATATGGCGATGTTACTGACTGCTAGTATTCTACCTTTAGCATCTACAGTCAATCGAGGGACTATGGTGGAATTACCAAATGTACCTGTATCGGTATTAACTGTTCTTAAGTTCGCAGTAAGAGAACTATTATTACCACCAATGATAATATCAGTAGCCACTACATTAGCGAATGTGCTTGTGGTCGTAAGTCCGTTAGTGGTTGCATCTGCGACCGCTGCACGACTGGCGTATAAGTTAGGAACCTGAGTAGTACTTGTCACAGACAACGGAGCAGTACCTGTGCCAACTGTGCTGGTCAATTGTCCAGCAGTTGCAATTTGCCCGGTACTTCTAATCTCTGATGCAAATACTGCGCCCGCGGTGACCAAATTGGCTGCTGTTACATTGCCCACGGAATTTAAAAAATCTAACGTAGTTACATAGGCCCTGATAGTAGACGCTTCAATTTTTTGAGTAATGTTGCCATTTTCAACCGGTATAGCTGTAGTACCTACTAGGCTTGTAGTTAACGGTAGTTGACCTATTTCAATTTGTGCCATTGTTGTTATGCCTTAATAATATAATAAATTGCCAAGTACGGAGGCATGTTGGCATCTGTTCCACTTGAACCAATGGTACTGATACCTACTGAAACTCCTGTGAATGCTGATTCGGTGTTTCTGTCTTGATAATTGGCATCGTCGCTAGTAGCTCTGATTGATACTGCATCAAACGTCGCATCAGTGTTGGCGTCGGTTAATACTCGGCTCATTTGGTGGGCATGCCCAGGATCTGTAACTGTGGCAGTATGCGTGTGACTGACAACAATGGCATCTTTGGACCCACCAGTTGCACCAGTAGCGTATAATCCGCCGGCACCTACCGGAACTCTGTTGGTATAGTTAGGTAAATTAAATGTTGTTGAGTTATTACCAACACCAAACGTGGTACCTAAAATAGCAAATAGTGCAGAATAGTTTACTCTTGAAACTTCTTGTCCGTTACACAATAACCAACCGGTTGGAGGGCTGGCAGTAGGCCACATCATTAAGCCGCCGGTTGGTGATCCGTTTACTTGTACAAAGGCAGTAGTGGCCACTGCGGTGTTAGCTGTACCCGGTGGCATAGTGGGTGTTGTAATTGTACTACCAACGTTTAAATTACCACTAATACCTGCGCCACCAACTACTACTAGTGCGCCGGTTGTGGTAGATACGCTTGCATTGCCGGAAGCGGCAACTATGTTTCCGCCGGAGACGATATTGCCTGTTGTGGCCATGTAATTAATTGGATTATTAATTGATACAGCATCAGTAATTTTTTGAATATAGTAAAGAGCATAGTACGGAGGAAGATTTGTATTTGTTGCACTTGATCCTTGTGTAGATATACTAGTTGAAGTGGACACGGAACCGCTTGGCGTGCCGGCAGTTTGTTCATTGACAGATATTCCGGTTGTGGCCGGTTGTGTTTGTAATGTTCCCCAATTCCTATTACTGCCGCCACCGTGTAAACTTTCGTCAATGTTTGTAAATCCCATTGGTGTGCTATGACGATGGCCCGGATCCGTTATTCCGTGGCTATGGTTAGGTAACTGACTGCCAGTAAATGTGCTTGTACTTGTGGCTGTATGCGAATGTGACACCAACACAGAATCGGCTGAACCGCCGGTAGCTCCTGGTGCGTATGTGTTTCCAGCACCAACTACAAATCTATTTCTAAGATCAACGGTTCCATTAGTGCCGTCGGCTATATGCCAGCCGTCCGGTATGGTATTCAAGGGACCAGACCACATGGCAATGGTACCTACTGGTATACCTAAATTTAATGTGTTAAGAGTACTATTAACAGGAATACTGCTTAGATTTGTAACACGGCCTTTGCTATCAACAGTGATTTGTGGAACGCTTACTGCTCCGCCGTAAGTTCCGGCTGTAACTCCTGTAGTGGTTAGATTTAATCCAGGTGTGCCAAATGTGGTATTGGCAGTAATCTCGGCTGTGTTACTGATTAATGTTTGCGACGGAAACGTAATTGTAATATTGCTCGCAGCGGTAATACGACCTTTTGCATCTACTGTAAGTTGTGGAACTGCTAGTGTGTTTCCAAATGTTCCTACGTTTACATTTATTGTTCGCAAGTTAGCAGATATAGTACTGTTATTACCGGATATAATTACATCTGTAGTATCTACATTGCCAAAACTAGATGCTGTAGTCAACCCGTTAGTTGTCGCATCAGCTATTGCAGCTCTTGATGCATAAAGATTAGGAACTTGAATACTGCTAGCAACGTTCAGCGGAGTACTATCACTAACTGTGCTCACCAATACCGAACCAGTAATAATTCCTGTAGCTGTTACTGTTTGAGAATCAATTCTACCTGTAATATTTAAATTGGCTCCAGTAATATTACCTGCCACAGCAAGAACAGGCAGTGCGGTCATATAAGATTTAAGACTGGATGCTTCAATTTTTTGTGTTACATTTGCATTTTCAACAGGTAGTTGAGTCAGATCTATAACTGATGTAGTTAATGGTAATTGACCTATTTCTATTGCTGCCATTTTAATTCCTAATTGTTAATTTACAGTTGCTAGTTTGATGAATCTTGCCTGTAGTGTACCACTGCCCTCCAGGCCGCCGCCGTCTGTTACTGCGTTTAGTTCTGGTGTTGCGGTGACCAAGTTTGACGCAAAGTTGTCAACAATGAAATCACCGGTATCAGTTTGGAACGCATTGCCGCCGCCGGGTGGAGCATTTAACCATGTTAATTCATGAGCACGACCTGGTACTAACTGATCCAATCCTGTGTCAACTACACGACTACCAATCACGTGAGTGTTTGCTATACCCGTACCATCAACACCTCTACGAATTTGAGTAAGAACATTGGTATTAATTAATTTAACATTACTTATATTAAATGTAGATCCAGTAACATTAGCATTGGCATTAGCTGCAATGTAAGTGTTACCCAAGTAACTGACTATGTCGGTAGCCACATAAACAACATTGGCTACCCATGGCTTGACTTCTTTGGCTATATTTCTATAGTAATAAATTTTTTCTCCGTTAATAAAGACCACACCTGGTAATGCTCCATTGGGATTTGGTGTTGGAAGAAGACTTGCATTATTGACATAGATGTTGGAATCAGTGTAATTTAAATTAGCGGTCAATACGGCAGTATTGGCCCCGTTAATTCTGTAGTATGTTGGCCAAACTGTTGCCGTTCCGTCGGGTTGGGTAATCATGTTGTGCATCATACGATAACCAACATTGGCTGTGCCCGACAGCATCAATGTGTAAACTTCAATGTTGAGATTATCAAATACTCTGCCTGGCACAAACTCTTCTGGTCCGTGACTGCTGTAAGTGTCAACATACTTGCCGCCATCAACATTGATATCTTCTGGGCGCAATCCCAAACTGGTATCTGTGTAGTTGCTATTGATGATTGTGTCCACATACAGAGGATTATTTTCAGGGCCGTAAGCGATTGATACATTTGCACCTACGTTTTCGTCAACTAGGTTGGAACCAATGTTACCAAACACGGTAATGGCATTGTCGTTAACAGTACCAATGGTCCACAATCCATTATTGAAATTGGAACCCGATAGGTCAATAATTTGTCCGGGCCCAAAATTTTCTCTTTCAAAGTTAAAACTTTGCACATTGGCTGTAGTGATTGTGTTGTTTACAGCAAAGAAACGCAGTACATTGCTTGTAATAGAAATGTTGCTGGTAAACTTACTACCTAAAACTTGTACACCAGGATAATCTATTCCGGAGAACAACTGTGTAAGATTACGACCAGGCATGCCTGTACCGGGTTGATAGTATGCCATAGTTCTGTCATTGGCATTTGTAAAATCAACGGCATTTATTCTTTGATACTTGGTAACATCAAACACATATGTAATACCGTTGACTCTGGCCTGAAGATTGGAATTAATTGAGTAAGTGGGATTGCTGCCATTTTGCGATGCTGTTCTTAACCAATGCACTGTGCCTTTTTGCAATGTGCCTATAGTATTGGAAATAAACACCAAATTTGAATTAATGACATTGGCACGAACAGTTGCTACACCTGTAGCCAAACCTCCAATTGCTTCGTTGGTACTTACTGTTACCAAGTCAAGATTTCCGTTAATACTTGCAGGATCGTTCTTGTAGTATGTGATTGGTTTGTCTAGCGATACAATTGCACTAGGCACAACAGTTGCGTCAACCGGCATGGTGTTTGCGTAGTTGAATGTGACAAAACTATTCCCGCTGATGCTAGCGTTAGCGTTAGCAAAATAAGTAGCACTGTTGGCATACAAGTTACTTGATGATGCAAGAATATTTGCTATTATAATATTGCCAAGATAATCTAGAACAATACTGCTTGTGTTGTAGATCGTGTTCGGTTGCCATGTTACAACATTGGCATTGATTCTTACCGAAGCAACATTTCCATTAGCATAGAACCAGGCAAAACTTCTTCCAGAAACATTTGCGGTAGTGTTGGCACTAATAAAAGTTTGTTGATTGATACTGAAAACTTCGTTAGGCTGTATCACGGCACTTGGTGTCCATGCTATAGTATTGGCTCTAGGCACAATTCTAACATTGCCTGGGTTTAAAGTAACTCTAGCAGACCCCAAGGTAACATTGCCCGGATTAAAGGTAACTGCCTGGGCAGTTTTTGCCACAACATTGCCTGAACTAAATGTTAAATTGCTTGATGTGGCTGCAACAACATTGGCATTGCCAAAGTAACGCGAACTGTTGGCAAACAGGTTTGCACCAATCACTTGAGTGTTGGCAATAAACACATTACCAAGATATTGAATCACATAATTTGTAGTGTCATAAACAATACCTGGTTCCCAAACTACAACGTTGGCATTTATTCTGCCGGCTCTTGGCGTAGAATTTGACCATGCGGGGAAACTAAAACTTCTACCAGTGGCATTGGCTGTGGTGTTAGCAAGTACAAAAACATTACCTGCTGTGGCAAATACACTGGAATTATTAATGTTCACCGGGTCAAATATATAGGAGGCTGTATTTGAATATGTCAACACGTTGGCATTTAATACCGTACCTACACCAGGGAAAGTATAAGATACACCGGATATGTTTGCACTGGTGTTTGCGTTGATAAAATAATTTACGCCAAATTTTACAATGGTGTTGGCAGCATAAGTCTGTGTGTTATCATAATCAACTATAGCAGCATTTTCATATGTGATCGAAGAGTTTCCGCCAAATGCATTAGCAAAGGTCACACTCAGTGCAGATACCGAAGTATTTGCGTTAGATGCAACCAGTAAATTACTGTTGTAGGCAACAATTACATTGCTTGCATATATTACATTGGCGTATGTGGCTACTGTGTTTGCACGCCATGCTTCGCCATTATACGAAACAGTATCGCCTAGGTAGTATACAGAGTTTGGTAACCATGCCTGAACATTTGAAGAATAGGTAATTCTATCAAATTTAATTCTAGTGTCAATCGATCTGGTTGTGTTATAACTTAAAGCGGGATCAGGTCTATAAAACACATTTTTTAATCTTGCCACTGCTGCTGCCGCGGTGTTAGGATCAATTACTCTGATTCTGGTATTCCCTGATTGATAACCAAATCCTGGATCAACAATTGTAACATCAGATATCCGACCTGTGACAGCATCAATATTGGCCTGTAAGTTGGCCTGTATACCTGATCCTATAATTTCCAATATTGGTCTAACTGTAAATCCATCTCCTTGATCGACTATGAGTGTGCTAACGATCTGACCAGACACATCAATTGTAGACACGTTACCAAAATTAAATGTTACATTGGCAGTACTTGCAACAATAGCATTAGCAAACGGGAAGAATGATGCACTATTGGCCCACAAGTTTGCGTTGATTACTTCTGTGTTGGCAATATAAACATTATTACTAAAACTGATTACATATGTTTCAGTATTATATACTGTGTCATTGGTCCATGGCACTATTGGCGTGTTTATTCTAGCTGCACGTGGTGTAGAGTTACTCCATGACGAGAAGCTATAACTTTGTCCAGATGCATTGGCAGATGCGTTTGCCAGCACATAGGTATTACCTAAATAAGCAATGATATCGTCGGTAGTAAACGAACTTGTTGGTGTCCACGGGGTGGCTCCGTCTATTCCTACTAGTGCAGTAATTTCCGCTCCAGTATCTCTACTTCCGTATCCGTTTATAATAACCTGAGGTGTAGTAGTGTATCCTTGTCCAGGATTAATTATGTTGATTGATGTAATTGATCCTGTAGTTAAATCAATTTCTGCCTCGGCTGTTGCGCCGGTTCCGCCGCCGCCAGTAATTATAACCAATGGTGGCTGTTCGTAAGCAACGCCTGCATTAACAACTTCTATACTACTAACTTGATATTTGTAATTGTTTAGCCAATGTTGATATGGTAACAATTGATAAATTTGACTGTCTAAACTTGAAGATCCATTTGGACTACGATAAGTTTTTGACAATGTGTCATAATATCCAGGTAAATCAAAATCTGTAATGTTGCCATCAATTGTGTCGCTACCTTCATAATCAAGTACGTATTCACGCACTTGTGTTCTATAAGGTTTTACTTCGTTAATGTAATCAAGATAATAAGTTTGGTTATCTCTTACAAAATTAGGATATTGATCTAATTTTCTAATTTTATGCAATACATTTATAAAGCTTGTTTTGAACACCCAATCAACATTTTTTTGTTCTGACAGTACATAATTTAGTAGTGCAAATACCAGTTGACTGAACTGTGAACTCAAGGACTTAACAAAAATGTCTTCTACGATCGCAGTTGCAATGCTACGTACTTCGTCTGTTGGGTTTTGATCAAATCTTACTGTATCAAATACAGATGTATCAAAACTAGCGCCATCGATGGCCAGATTGTACAATGATTCTTTGAGTTGAACTGTGCCACGCTCTAATCCTACCAAGCTCAATGTGCCATCGTTGTTAACAACATAGTATGCAAATCTTCCGCTGCCGTCGTTGTTAACTAACAAAATGTTGCCCGGAGACAATGGTAAAGTTCCTATCTCGGCAAAAGTTTCAATGGTGTAATCAACCAGTTGAGTTCTATCAAAACTTGCTTCATACCAATCAACAAGATCTATATAAAAATCAGTACGATATGTTTGTATCTTAATCAATTCCCATTGTCTGTCTTGTGTTAATTCTGATATAGTCCACAATCCGCTGTGTCTAGTATCTTCTTCGACTAAAATCTTATAACCAATTGGTAAAGCGGATAATTCTAAATAATCTAAATTTTCGTAATTTGGGGTTTTTTCATCGTACAGACCCGAATTCTGATCTGGTATAGGATCAGCAGTGTAGAATTTTTGATTATCAAAAGCTACCACAATAGGAACTTGAATAAGAACAAAGTTAATGTAATTGACAAAGTTGGCCAATGCTGTTGTTCTATTAATAAACACGCTTTGTCTTGGTCTTGATGCTACACCGTATTTTTGGCTCTCTGGTAGCGCCGGGTCAGGAACCAAGCTTCCATCTATAGTAACACCACATAAACTATCGATAAATTTTTGAATTATCTTTTCTTGTGGGTCAACAATTGGAGAATTTTCCTGTATCAAGTGATATTCACTATGAATGATATTATTATCGTTGCTGATAAGATTATAATTTATATGCAGGATAGTGTCAGTGCCGGACAGATATCTAGTAACATGATACAAATTAAATGCATCATTTCTAATCGCAGCAATATAAGGAACACCTGCAGTTTGAGGATTTTCAATTATTTCTGCGATACTGCCAGCGCTCTTGGATTTAGTGCTGTAAGATTCTGTAGTAAACTTGTTGATTACCCAATAATAATATTTGGCCTTTACCAATCCTGTTGGCTTGTCAACATAATAAGCAACAGAGTATCTGGTATTATCTGGAAACTTCACTGTGCCTTCGCCGGTATAACTGCCTGGCGGCACATCGCTTTCGATCCACTCGCAAATTTCAATTGTGGACCCAGGGAAAGTAGTTGCCCATGTTTTACTTCTATAAGTCAACGATCCTTGTTCATAATCGATGTATCTAACAGAATCTAAATTCCACCATAGTTTGCCTATATTTTCTTTGCCCCAGCTGACTACCGTACCAACGTCGGTTGTAAAGACTGGATTCAATGGACCCACCTGTGGTGTGTTAACATCAATGGTAGGGTTAGCTTGATTATATCTTGCAGGATCAAAAGAACTGATGTAGTCTAGTTCCTGTTCAGCGATACCTAAGATTTTTCCTTTAAGCGGGTCAATGTAATCAAATGTTGATAACATTTCTTGTTTAGTTTTATCAAATACAAATATTCTATTGATACTTTCTAGATCGACTTTCGCTTCTTTTTGTCTGATTACGTTCCAGGACTTACGATTGTTTTCGTTATTGTACACGTAGACTTCGCCAGCCTGTTCGACCACGTTATTATCAAACTTGGCTCCAATTACTAAAAATCCTTGGTTGGCATCAATACTTGATCCAAAGAAAGCTTCTCCCACGATATTGTCGGGCGATAATTGTTGAACAAATGTGAACTGCCCCGGATTGGTTATACTATTTTGCGGGCTTACGATAAAATCAAACACATAAGCCGTGCCGGCGTTCAAACTAAAATCTGCAAATCTAGTGCTATCCTGATCAAATACCGTTTCGCCGGCGTCAATAAACAACGGGCTTCTAGTGTCTGAACCTTGACTGGCAACTATTAAAGTTCCGGCCGTGTCTGTGATCTTGACAAATGTGCCAAAATATTCTGACTCCTCCTGGTAGGGGTGTTCGATTGCCTGAGTAAACGGATATATGTCTAGACCAAGTTTGCTTACAGCATCACCGAAACCAGGTAGGATATTTAATACATTAAAAGCAATTTTAGAATCACTGTTTAGTTTTAGTTGTCCATTAAACACAGTTGCAGTTACACCAGGTATTACAGAATTGTTTATATCAGCAACTGCATCCGCTATAGATCTGCCTGTAAATACTACTTCCACGCCATTAATACGCAAACTGTCGCCGATATCAACAACTGGTGTTGGTACACTGGTAGTAATTGATAAAAATCCGGCGGCCTCGCCCGGGGAGTCGCTAGTAATAGTAAATTCGTTACTTACAGAAACACCTATTATATCTCCGCTGGTAGTCGCCGAACTTGAAGACGTGTATGTGAATGTATTCAGAGAAGTTACTGCTGTGACTACAAATGTGCCTGATGCTGCGATACCAGAAGTGATAGATACAATTACACTGTCGCCGACAACAAGGTCGTGCATGACCGATGTCACTGTGACTGTGGTCCCTGACTGTGTGTAAGTACCGTTGATGTTTTTTGTACTGACCGACACCACGGTATATCTTCCAGATTCAGCAGTGCCGCTTAGGATATCAGCATTAATAATATCACCAATTTTTAATCCGTGATTGGCGGCGCCGACAGTTATCACAATACCAGACTGTACATAACTGGCAGCTAGACTAATAAAAGGTTGAGAAATATTTCCAATTGCTTCACCGTATATTCTACCTTGATTAGCATATCTGTAAACTCTGCCGGCAAAGTAGTCTGGTCTTACGTAATTAGGAGCTCCAATATACAATGAACAATTATTAGGGCACATATCAATGGATGTACCAAATCGTGCTCCGGCAGTAGCTACATCATCGCCCACTCGAGAAACAAGTTGGAAATCATTTATTTCAATTTCAACAAATTGGCCACCCGGCGGGGTGTTAACAAAGACGATAGAGTTGCCAACTTTATTGTAATCTGTACCTTCAACAGCGTCTACACTGTTAACAGTCACTCGATAAGTGGTTCCAATATTTCTATTCGGAATAAACGTTGAAGTAATACCGTCTGTGTAAAATCCTTCTTTAACTCTATCGTATATGAATGCTGCACCAGAATTTATTTTTGAATCAATATCTACTTCTGGTGCTCCTACTAAGATTTGAGCACCATCAGTACTACTCTTAATTGTTTGTCCAAATTGACCAATATTTCCTGCCGTTGCCGTAATATTAGAAATAAATTTGTAGTACGATAATTGGTTAACAGTGATTATATCCTGACCTTCGATGGATCTAAAATCAATTACTCGTCCGTTAAGAGTATAATCTAAATCAGCAATATATATTCTGTTCTGCCCACCAACACCAACAGAATCTACGCTGGCCGGTGTGTAATCTAAAGTATATGATGTGACAGTAATTACACCGCTGCTAGTAACGCTTACATTAGAATCCATGGCAAACGTATCTACATCTAAGATAGCTCTTACGTTGGCATATCCGCTTGTAGCAGTGCCTGAAGTCACATAAACATTTGCTCGCGGCCAGATGTTGATGGCTCCGCTTGTGCTTGCTGATGTACCGGATGTGTAGATAAATGTATTCTCGTCTACAACATTAGAAACAATGTAGGATCCTTGAGTTGAAGATCCGCTTTGTACATTTGCCCAAATTGGTTGTCCAATTTTTAATCCGTGGTCTGTGGCTGTAACAGTTACGTTCGTTCCAATCTGAGAATAAGTGCCCGACGGAACAGTAAATCCATGATTTGAAATTGATGCTATAACATTGGATGTAGTTTGGTCGTATGATCCTGACAGTTTTACAATTGATGTTGTTTCGGCCGGTGCTATAGTAAGTGCATAAGCATAAAAAGATTCTGCTCCGGGGGCACCAACATAGAGCCACTTGTCATCTCTAGAGATAGCAACACTGGTTCCAAATTTGTGCCCGGCTGCTCCGTCGCTAGCTCTTAAAGCTGCAATAAAGTTCGCGCCGGTTGATGGATCATAGTTATAAACGAAAACAACACCGCGATCTGACAATGTTTTTGGAGCACCAACTACAATAACTCTATTACCGATATCTAAACTTTGTCCAAATCCTTCTGCGTAAGAAATAAATGGTTGGATAACCGTAGACTGTGTAAAATTATCTCCGGTGGCTGCTCTTGAAAATACCCGGACCAGGCCTGTACCAACGCCAGCGGCGCCTGGTGCACCAATGATCATGGTGGTTGAATTTTCGTTTAGTCTAAGGCTCGCCCCATACTCGTTTCCGGTATTGTAATCTTCTGTGTTGAGTGCTAAACTTCGACCACCGGTCCAAACTTCGGACTTTTCATAAACACGCCAGTCTCCGTTGTTGTCAACCCAAAGTTTATCATTCTCTCTCCAGTAATACGGCGGAGTTAGATCCACTATTCCAAAGTCAGTGGCAGATCTTACACTAGTTAATAGAAAGATTGTTCCGGTTCCGTATACTTGTCCAACCTCTTGAATTAGCGCAGGGTTTCTGGATGCAGTTACAAAAAATGAATTGCTATCTATTAATTCAAATACTCTATAAAAGCCATCAAAGTCTGGATCAAAATTGCGGAACGCAAGGATATTGCCTTCTTGAAAATTATGCGGATCAAAAGTTGTAATTTTAATTAAGGTGTTTAAATTATATTCATACCCTGTAATGAAATTACCAGTTTCGTTAACTCTATAAACATTCCAATCACCATCAAAATCTTTGGCTACCCAAATTTTATATCCTGTACCTATTTCGTTCAAAATGTCAAGCAAGTTGCCATAATCTTGTAGATCAAAGATACTGTAATCAACATCACTTAGGTTAACATAACCTGCTGCCAATGGTTTGGCCTTGTCATTTGGATAAGTTTCGAGACGTAAAATATTTTTGTTATAGTTATTGGGTCTTCTATATAATCTACTTGATCTTACTCCAATAATTTGATCCGGCGATGCTTCACTGTCGTTTAGTAACACAAAGGTGCTGGGATCTTCTCTAAATAATTCTTCATCTAAAGTTATTTCAACAAAGTCATTGCTATCAATGGCTCCATACTCTCCTACACGCAATCCCCACTCTTCAAACACTTCGAGGCTACTGGTAAGGTTAGCTAACTCTACACTGCTCAGTGCTGTTACAGCATTACGTGTGCCTTTTTGTTTGATATATCCTTGATAAAACTTTGTTTGAGTTTCGACATCTAAGCCAAGATCAGTTAAGTAATCTCTTTCCCTGAATCCAATTAAACTGTTACTATACTGATTAAATTTTTGATCGGCTGGTTGATTATTGATATCATATATGTTTTCTAATATACCAGCGTTAAAAGTCAAGTTCTTTAATAAGCCGGATTTAATTTTTTCTTTATCAATTTCTTGCCAATTGCTAACAACAAAGTCTGTGCTTGCTAAAACATTTTGAAGTGCCACATAATATTTGTTTTTAAATGCAACCAATGAACCTTTTTGATAGTCTCTTCCGGTGGCCCAATCGTCAACTTTGCCGTCATTGTAGATGAAGCCAGGAATATCTAATTGTCCGTTCCACGACGACGTCTTGCTACCTACAATCTTTAACCGATATTGTCTGTTTCCAAGTTCTGGCTTGTAGATAATATCATTAAACAATGTTGTGTTATCTAAAATAATTGCATGTTCGTACTCAACAACATTAAGTTGAGCTAAGGAAATAGTCTTTCCTTCAAACACAGTCAATTTAAAATCAGACCCAGTGCGATTAACAGTAAATTGAGTACTTTTGATTATGTTAAAATTTTGGTCAAGAATCTTGGTTCCGGCAACCGAGTTTTCAATTTCGTCAACAGTACCAACATCGTTGATTATGTAAATCTGATCTATAACCGGACTTAGAATGATTAAACTATCTTCTTTCCAGCCTTGTTGTGCCCAAGTTAAAAACTCTCTTGCACTTAATACAAAGTCTTGCTGAACCTGAAGATCAGCATTAAACTGATCAAATCTCATGCCTTGGCCAACTAGATACCGTTCGTAACTGATTAAAAAATCAACCACTTGTTGTCTAGTAGTAAATTCAAATCCATACGGAATTTTAACTTTGTAGCTTTGGAAATCCTGATAAATTATTCCAACTGCATCGCCAACCTGAATACGTGCTATATTATTGTTTGCTAGACTTGGTATAATGTAGAAATATGGATTTTCTAGATCATATCCATTTACTGTATATCCAGCTGCGCTCTTTTGAACAATGACCGCGCTATAGTTAATTCTTCTAGTTGGTGTAGACTTGTTCAAGTATATCGCATAATTTTCCGTAGGAATAATAACACTTTCGTTGGTGCTGGTAGGGCTGCTTTGCTCTGCCAACAGTTTAATATAATTTTTATCTACGTATCCGGCCAGCTTGTAACTTAATCTTACATCTAAACCGTTCAAGTAATCTTGTATTTTAGTTCCAGGATTGCCTATCCCGAGACCGGTTAAATAATCCCCGATCCAGTTTACGTAACCGGCAGAACGTTCTACAACATTATTTTTATTAATACCATTTACTTTAACTAGCGAAGGCTTGACTCTTTGTAAGCTGGTGCGTAACGTAAACTGATTGAGATTTTCGTTGATTGCGTAATTGTCTACATTTAATAAAGAACCAAAATAAATGCCAGGCTTGGCCAATGCCAATGCTATTTGCACCACGTATGGGAATTCGCTACTGCGGCGCCAAGCATTTTCTGTAGGGCCAATATCTCCAACACTATAACTAGCGTTTGCCTTGGCACTATTAAAATTTTTCACCAAGAAAGATTCGGGACTGCGTAAGTTACCGGCATCATCTACTGGTATAATACTGGTGAGCCCTACACGAGCAAATCGTTCATCGAATCGATTCTCGCCGTAAATGTAACCAAACTCTAAGTCTTGCCATAGTACCAGGTTACCTCCAGTGTACGGGGCAGGACCATATCTATCTATCCACCAGTCTGGTATTTTACTGAATCCCAACATTTCCCACGGATGTGTATGTGGTCTGTCGGTATCATAGAAATATTTGTAAATCGCTCGCCATGTTCCTTGAAGATTTTCGTTACCTGGTAAGACATCTCTAAAATTTTTGTAGTTCCATGTAAAAGGATCGTTGGCATCGAATACGGAATTTGTGATATAATCCACTCGATTGTTTCCTACCCATTTCAAGAAGCTTTGTGTGAGTATGCCGGTAAATTCTTCTAAGTTATAATCCGTGGTTCTAAATTTTCCGGGTACGTAAGAATAGATATTAAAACTATTGCTGTTGTAGCTTATTTTGATATTGTTGTATATTCTACGCTCTAGCTCCAGTAACAGATCGTCGCGGTAATCGCCGAATGCCGGAGTAATGCTGCCATCGTGTCCTTGGATAACCAAGGTGTCCTGTAAGTAAGTATTATCTACGAATACTTCTGGTACAAAACTTGGATACATTCCAAGCTTGCTAGGTGTTTCTGGAATAAAGCTTCCGTCAGTGTTGCTATAATCATGTATGACAATTATATCATTATAGAGTTGCGTAAATGATTCTAGTAGTCTAATTGCTGGTCTGTCTTGTTCAAATACAAAATCTTTGTTTTTAATTAATTGTCTACGAGCTGTTATAACAGGAACGCTGTTATTATCTAAAACAATATTTCCGTATTGATCTTTTTGTGTTGTGTAGTAGTAAACTAATACGCCACGTGCAGATAGTTCGCTGTCGTTGAAAATAGAAGATAATTCATAACGATTCAGTTGTGGATTTAAAACACGATATTCCAGCACTTGTTTGGTATTACCATATGGTACCATGTCGCTGTAGTACCACGGAAATTTAGAATTTTTTACGCGATTTATATTCTGAAGCAAAACATCTACACTTGCTACAATGTCATTCGTGTTTACAAGATTTGATGTAACAGATAATTCTAAAAATTTATTTTTAAACTTGGTGTATTCTTTTTGAGCATATTCTGTACTTTTGATAAAATTAAGATTTTTATCTAGTAGAAATAAATTGCTGTAAATCACAGGCGCGGTATGTTGAAGAATACTTCCGCCTTGTCTTTTTATTTGTAAATCCCTTATGTTGCTTACGCCTGGTACCGTTCCAGTTAAAAAATTACTGTTTTGACTAATTGTAATCAGATGGTTACGCAATTGACCTAATGTAAGATTTTCAAAGTTACTATTAATACTGTTTAAATCTAAGTTTTTAGGAATTTCATAGTATCCAATTTGGCTTACCGATTGACTATAGATTTTTATTGTAATAAAATCACCTACAGCGAGTTGTCCAATGCTGACTCTGACTGTTGTTCTTGCACCTACATTTACTATTGCATAAGTGCTACTGTCTAATACATTAAAATTTCTATAAACAACTAAGGTGGGAACGCCGGCGGATTCGTCGGGCAATATATCAATTTCAAAATAGTTTGTAGTACCATCAAATTGATAGTTGAATAACTGATATTGCTTGCTGGGTTCAGAAGTATTTGTCCATACATTTCTAAACTGATAACTATCAATTGAACTATTTTGTCTTAGATAATAATTGTTAATTTTTTCTGTAGTAAATGCTACTGTTTCGTAATTAAATTCGTCGTTATCAAAATTATTGTCAAATTGAATATCGCCTACGTTATTAAAATTTCTGTAGGACAACGGGAATCCCAGAACAAGATCATTGGCTCCTGTGCCGGTTTTATAACTGAATAGTTTGGTACCAGTAAACGTGCTGTTCAAAAACAAAGTGTTGTCAGTAAGGCTATTATTATTTTCCGTAAAGACGTCAAATAGCGGTGCTTGATTTATCTGTGTTTTTTTCTGCGAGCGAACCCATACATTGCCATCAAAGTGATATTGGCTGTTTTCCACAATACCGTCAATGCTTACTACTTGATCGGTATAAACCGAAGTTCCGTTTTCTACAACATCATCTGTTTCTACTAGATGCACTCTGTAGTCGGGGTTCAGTACGTCGCTGTTAATATCTGCGATTTCTAATAGATAAACTTTATTTCGTGTAATTAGGTCTGTGTCGCTAGCAAATACTATTCTATCATTATGATTAACTGCGAATTCTAGACCATCAACAATTATAATTGTGCTAGTAGTAGAATCGGCCAGTTGTCCTTCAACCTGTACCAGTGCATTTGTAACGGTGTCTACTACGATACAGTTAATAGCATCTAGTGCTGCGGATCCATAGTTAAACAACTGTAGATTGGACTCAAACTCAATGATAGGACGTAAGGCACGCTGCGCCTGATCCACTGAGGCTATAGCACTATTATACTCTGCCGTAGCATTAAGAACATCAATGTGAAACCATCTATTATTTCTAGTCCAAGAATTTCTATCTATACTTGCTCTATTAATTGTAATGTAATCAATTTCATTGTTGAAGATATCTTCTTTGATAAGTTGATCAACATCAATTAATTGTATTCCTGTGCCAACTCCTTCGACAAAATATTCTTTATCTGCGTAACTACTAGGAACTACATTGGTGTCAAATCTTACCTTCAATCCGTTAGTAAAGACGACTCCATTAGGACTTCTATAATTTTCTTTACCTAATATCTCGTTGGGAACATCAATGCTGCCACTGACAGGATTGACTAGTTTGATTCTGCCAGCAAAGGTTGACGATGTACCATCTTGATAATATAGGTACAAACTTGATGCAGTAATGATCGGAATTGATTCCCATATTCCGTTTCTGTTAATGTAATATTCGTTGTTGGCATATTTCTCGCCGCTTAGAATAAAAACTTTTTCTGTTATAGCAGTAACAGGTTGCGGATTAATTAATCTGACAACTTCATTGCCTTCTCCATCACTGAGCAGTTGAATTGTCCATATGCTAAATCTTAGATTTTGTGGTACCTGAGTGCCATTTTCAAAAGCAACAGTGTCTAACCCTTCAAAATCAAAAATACCATTGGCAGTCCAAAAATCATTACTGTTACTTTGGTCAAGGAAAATTACTTTCTTGCCTTGCCAGTTGGTTGTTATTCCGTCTAGGCCGCCGTAGGTATTGTTGATATAACTTACCATGCGATTATGAATTTCGCTGTAAGGAATATCTAAAGCAAAGTTTACATTATCAACTATAGCCATCGAAGCAAAATTATCTTGAGCTGTGGCCGTGGGCACCCTAAATGTTACTGTGCCCGAGTCGGTTCCGTTGTTAGTAACCCCCAGAATGTCTCTGCTTGATGTATTTGGTTGATTTCTTCGTACACCAGTTACGCCAGGGTCACTTTGTATGTAAAAATCATGGCCCGGCTGGTCTACGACAAATTGATACACGCCGCCATGCGCTAGAGTAATTTCTGGGTTAAGGGCAGATCCGAAGGTACTAAATTTATATGTGCCGGTTGATTCGTCTCTGGTCACAGTAAAAGTTTCTGTGATAGGAATTCCGGTTGCACGTACATCAACAGAATCTGCTCCATTAGGTAACCAATAGTATTGGTTAAAATTAACTAACTTATCAAAATCAATCAATCCACTGAAACTGTATGATTCGTTACTGAATAATCTGTCTTGGTCATTGGTTAACCCACCGTAGTATTGAATCTGTTGTAGTAAATCAATATAGTTGCCAAAAAAATCAATTTCGCCAGCTTTGTTTGTTACAACTACGCTAGGTTCAAGTTGGTAATTTTGTCTTTGAGCAGTTTGTTCTCTGATATAGCTATCGGAGCCTTTATTGGTTGGTGCAAACTGTCTTCCAATGTATCCATTGATTTTTAGAAGATCAGGTCTTGATACTAGTTGATCTATAGTAGCATTTAAAAACTTTTTATTAGTATCGGTTCTAAATACCTGTGGTAATAAATTAACTGATCTAATATTTGCCATTATGCTATTCCTGAGTTCATGGTTTGATTAATTTGTGCTGCGGTAATTGCGCTAATAATTTCTACATCATCCACCGTGGCTGCACTGATTAAAATTTCGTTTGGTTCTGCATTGATTTGATAAAGATTACCAAATGTCACTGCTGTATCGTTAGGCACAATAATAACGCTGGCGATATTTGGAGATAAGGTGGTGTGCAAATAAGCACTTAATTCACTAAAATAAAATGTTTCGCCAAAGTCCCAGTTGTTGACATCAAAATATGTGTTTACTGCTTCAATCAAATTGGCTTTAATATCGTTATCGCTAACTACAACATTTGAGTTTTTTACGACTTTAAATTTTGCTCTTAGTGCAGGATTTGCTTTGTTCCCAAACAATGGCTTGAATGTTACACTGTTATAAATGATGGTGTCGCTTAGTGCCTTGTAATTTTCTAAATTGTTATATTCTATTTTTAATGCGTCAGCAGTTGGAACTTCTGGTTCTGGAACGGTTCCGCTAGAGTCAACAATGTATGCTGCATAGTCTTCGGCATACTGTTTTGTAAGAATATATAAATCCATAATATTATTTGGGCTAGGATCTATTCTTCTGTAGTTAGGACTGTTGTGGCGATACTGGAAATACAATCGCTGTCTGCCTACGTAGGCAGTTAAATCAGTTCTTATAACAGTTACTCTGGTAGTGCCGCTCACTGTCAATTCGTAAAATGTTCTTTCAGTAGTGGCATAAAATAACTGACCGTTTTCGTATGCGCTTACATTTTTATCAATCTCTGCTTTGGTTCCAAATATACTAACTACCAGCGTATTACTCAACGGCTGCTGGAATACAAATCTATTAGGATCATTGATTGTTTGAAGGTAAACGTATTTGTATTCTGAATTTAATGTAGGGTTGACTATATGTTCAAAAAGATCCGGATTATCAGGAACACCATCAGAATTACTGTCAGGGAAGGTGACAAGAATTCTACGATTACTTTGGTAACCGTCGTTCTCTACAATATTTTTATACACGTACCATGTTTGATCTGTACCTAGTGGGTTTAAACTATCAGGTTCAGTGTTTATCTTTAAGACTTTGATTTGATCGTTTAATGTCAGGCCGGTTCTGGTATCGTATACCTTGACTCTTTCGTCGTAGTAGAATCTTGTTTCTAGTTCGCTTTCAAAAACATAGTTAATACCACGATAACCAACTTTATAATCTAGCCCGTTAAAGCTTACACGTATTAGCCAGCTGCTATCTAAACCTAGTCCATTTGTGTCGCCGGCATAGGTAAGGCTAAAACCCATTGGGTCGTCGCTGGTATTAAGATCTTGTTGTTCAATGATGTTCCATGTTTGAACAACTGCGTCATATCTTAGACCAAAACTTTTGTATGTTCTAATTAAATCAGTAATCGAATCAACCAATGCTTCAGTTAACGAATTTTTAAATTCTGGAATAATTTCTTCCAGTATTGAGCCATCAGGAACAAATGCACTCAGTGTCACAATAGTCACGTCGGCATTCATTGTTCCGGCGTAGATGTATTGCCTATCGCCTTCCAAGGTTGGTGTGCCGGTTCTAATTTGATTTTGGGCGTCAAAATACTTGCCTTCGCCGGCATTGAATTTTAGAATTGATCCAATGGTTACATATTTTAAATTATTAATAGTTGTTGGTCCAACAATCAACGGAGTAGTAGATCCTACTGCTGTTAAAACACCTACAGCTCCGCTAGTAGTGGTGCTATTACTTGTCCATGCAATAGATTCTTGTGTATATCTAGGATAAGCACTGTAGTATAAATGATTTAATTCTTGGGCGTTCAATAATGGAATAATTTGGTCATATATAATTCCGCGTATTTGCGAAGAACTTGTCCACGTGAACGGAAACGACCCAATGAAATTCTGTTTATAAACTAAACCATCTTCGGCAAATATGTTTGTACTTGAGTACTTGCCTGTTACATCTAGTACGTCTAAATATCTACTCACACCTGAACTGGTTCTATTTACTGCTTTAATTTTTAAAATACTTGAATATTGGGTGTACGGGAAAAGATTATAATCTTCACCAGTTATCATTCTATTCTGCGTGTAGTAGCTTTGAGGTGCTTTGGTTCTAATTTCTTCTAAAGTTTCTCTAGCCACACTATTGGCAATGGTGTAGTTTAGGCTTGCTCTGATTGTTAGGGTTTCGATACGACCTGTTCTGCTTTGATAAGTGATAGGAATGGAAATATCCTGCATTTCGTCGGGCGTGATCTTGTAGCTCAGACCGTTGCTGATTCTAAAAAAGAATCTAAAGTTTCCTTGTGGAATATTTGTAAAAGCACCATCGCCGAACACCAAATCAACTTGATCATTGGCTCTAGTTGCAACTTGATATAAATTTCGTTCTTCTGTATTGTTGTAAATTACGTTAACGCCGCTGACTGCTGGCACTTGTGTCCATTCTGTAGCTTCGTTACCCTCGCCGTCTACTGTGTATAACCATACATCTGAGTTGTTTATATTGTCATAATTGATACTAACAGTTCTATTTGGTAAACTATCTGCAACTGTGAAATCCTGAGCATTTAATGTACCTTGCTTAAAATAGACAAAGTAACCAGTGTTGTTACTGCTGTTGCCTAAATTATCATTTCTGTATAAAAAATTAAAGTTGCCACCAGTAACTGGAGACTGTTCGTAAAGGTATGTTTGGTTCAAGCTGGTAGGACTTACAGCTTCAAAATTCATAGTGCCGCCGTCCACTGTGCTACTAAATCTAAATGTTGGTGTGGTCCCAGACAATAAGTTTATAGAATACTCGTCAGTTTGAATTCCGTTTATAACTTGATTGTTGCCTGGCTTACCTATAATTTGACTATTAATCAGTGCAGCGTCCAGTATTGCCGAAAACTGTTCTTGCCACATGTCGTTGGTGCTGTCGTTCCAAGATATAATCAAATTAGATAAATTTAATCCGTTGGAATCAAATACATTTTCAGTTGTGGTAACACTATCAAATTTTAAAAGGCCTGCGGCCGCAACGTTTCTTTTTGGATTATAGCTAATTAATCTAGCTAATTTTAATATACTGTCTCTACGTTCAGCAGTGTCAATAAAGTTTTCTCTAGCATTGATATCTGTTCTGAATGCTAAACTCTGTCCTAAAAATGCAATTAAGTCAATTAATGCAACAAATTCAGAACTTTCAATAAAATCATTAAAATCTTCAGGGTAGTAAGTTTTAATGTAGTCAATCATGGACTTACGCAAAGTTTCAAAGTCATAGCTTTGAAAGTCAGCTTCGCGAAAAGTCTGATAAAGTGTTTTCCAATCTTGTTGTACTAATAAGCTTGTTTGACGTGTAGTAATTGCCATTGTTATACCCTGTTTTTGTATTTATTTTAAATAAAATATGGGTATTTTATTCGTTTCTAGTCAGTGTTCTTGATTTGTTTTCAAAATCAAGAACCAGTCTATCAACTTGATTGTCGGTAAGATATGACAATTCTACTACCAGTTGTATACCGTAATCGAACTGTGTAACAGCAACGTTCTGTACTCTAACTCTGGGATCGTAGCTGACAACAGTTTGTACATCACTGACGATCATTTGTCTAGTTTCTTCAGTCAGAGGCTCAAACAACATGTTCCAAATCAAACTACCAAAATTTGGCTGCATGAGCTTTTCGCCTTTGCGTATATTAAAATGGTTAAAAATATTTTGTTTCACCAATTCAAGATTGGTTACACGAAATTTTTTGTAACGGTTGTGAGTACTAAAACCTTTGTAAAAAGTAGCCATATTGATATTTATGCGTTTTTCCTAGGTGGTGGAGTGCGACTCAATGGATACTGTAGGTGCGGTGGATCAACTTGGCCCAGGAACTGTAGCCCGTACTTTTCAACCAGGCCCAACTGAATCAGCTTCTGTACTTCTGCGGGCTGCAGGTCGATTGCCAGACCTCTGCCGTGTTGTCCGGTATTTCCGCCCTTGGTTGGGATACTCAGTTGTCCAAATTTTGGAGTGTTTACTGTGCTTGGGCCACCTTCTCTAGGATACTTACCGCCGGCTTCGCGCCAGGCGTTATACAGCTTTTCTTGATCCTCGGCTGTACGTATTGTACTGTTAACAGTAAGTTTGCGCCCAGTAGCTTTTTTGTATTCCATGGCCGCTCCAGTTATTGCAGCTCTAAATGCTTCCTGAGTCTGTAGGAATCTTTCTCTGGATCCGCTACCTGTTCCGCCTCGCATAAAGTTAAAATAATCATCAGGATTTAGATTCATTCCTGCCGCTTGCTTTGCTGCATCAGTCATGCCCAGTCCGTCAATTTTGGCTGTGAATGCCGCAGAATTAGTACCGCCCGGCGAAGTGGCTTGATTACCGTTGGCCAGTACATCAATTGCATATCGGCCACGATTAAAATAAACTGCACCTGTACTACCATTTGCATCTTGCCCGGCTGCTGTATATCTCCAGTTGCGAGCACCGGTGGCCCCCAATAGCTGCGCCACACACAGCATACCGGCTACAGTACATAGATCGTCGTCTGGCTTGATCCCTTGTTTTCCGTTATCTGATTTTTTGATCAGTGCTGCATAATTACGCTGCATTAGTTCGTACATGACTTTTTCTTGCACAGCTTTGTTTGCTAGATAATCTTCGTCGCTTTTGACATTGTCTGTGCCTAACCAGGCGTCAGGATATCTTACTGCTCGTGTTGAATATTGATCAAAGTAATCACGTTTCATGTAATTTAATTCAACAAAAGCGCCAGCGCCAACTTGATAACGCCCTAGATAATTGCCGTTGGTTCTTTCTCGTAGCGCATAATTAAATCTACTTTCACTGAATGCCATTTGTGCCATGACACATTTAACTTGATACTGGCTCAGTGGTCCAATTCCACCTGGTGGATTAGGAACATCGGGCCTTGTAAGATATTCTCTAGGGCAAGGCAGTTTAACAGTTTCTGTTGCTGCTTGCTTTGGCCCTGGATCTGCTTCTGCTGTACTGCGCCTAACTTCTTTCCCTGATCCATCAGTTACTGCTTTTCCTGAACTGTCCTTTACTACTTCTCCCTTGGGGGTACAATTTACTTCGCCAATGGTCTGTTGTGGTGCTGTGCCTGCGTTAACGTCAGCAGGGCCCACTACTCCGCTGCCTTCCAATCCAGCGGCTTCGTTCGTATCGCGATTAACACCAGTTTGTCTAAGCCATGGTTCGTGTGTGGGTAGCACCGTACAAATACTATCAAGGCTGTTAGCTACCTGTACCCATTCGGACCCTTGTCTGCTGGCATCGCTGTGTGTATAAACATTTAATTTTCCGGGCTCGTTTACTGTTGTTGCTGCTCCACTGTTTAACAAAATTTTTCCGCCAACGCAAGACAACTCACCAGCTTTGAAAGTGCCTTTATCTGCCGCACTTAAATGTAGGCCGCCACTGCTGCCAATGTTTACGCCGGCGCCATAAATTGTAGATTGACCCAGTGATCTAGACACAAATGTGGTTGTTTCAAGATTAATTGATTCAACACCAGACATGTTAATCTTGCCTTCGGCATTGATATTGATATTTCGATCGCTGTGCAGATTCATATCGCCGGCCGTTCTTACGTTAAGGCCGCCAGCAGAGTAAATGTGCATTTGTCCGTTTTCAGCAAACTCAAGCCAAACACTGCCTTCGCTGTTAGAGATGTACATCACACGAGCAGTATCGTTCATCAAAATTTGATGACCCGCCGAACTTCGTAATCTGACCAAATTGTCAACGCCAGTAACGTCTCCGTCGTCCATGACAAAGCTATGTCCGCCTCTGCGAGGACCAGTCGGAAAGTCTGTTCCAGTTATTTCGCCTTGGTCTAATTTGGCTAAAAAGGCTTCTTCGACGCCCTCAAAAAATCTTCCTGGTGTGCTTATACCAAACACGGTACTAGGACTTTCTCGCTGGCTACTAGATGATACTGCTCCTCTAATTCTGTCTTTATCAAGGCCTTGTTCTAATAATCGTTTGAACTGATATTCGTGTGGTGGCTTAGGGTTATTATAAAAGTTTACCCCAATACTACCAGCTACACTTTCATTGAATTCTGTTACTGGTACCGCACTAGTATCTTTAATTGCAGATTTTACATCAGCTGAAGTCTGTGATAGATCTAACGCATTACCAGCTGCCAGACCTGGAACCATATAATGACTGACTGCACCAGTGTACACACAGGCAAACCAATATCCTCGGTCTGGATCTCCGTTGGCGAAAACTACTAAAACTTGATTACCCAGATCAGGTGGTACCATCCACATACCGTAGGTGTGCGGTGCGTCGGCATAAGAATTATTTTGACCTTGGTTAGGGCTGAATGTTGTTCCATAGAATGGACTAGCATAACTGACAGTTTTCCAATTGTTAGGTTCCTCTTCGTTGCCCCCTAGGTCTGGAATGTATACCTGTAATCTACCTGCTCTTGCAGGATCTAGGTTATTCTTTACTATACCAACAAATGTAGCGGTGTCGTATTTTACTCCAGGTATAGCATCTCTGTTGGCCCAGTTGGGTATTTTTTTGATTAATCTATCATTATTTGGCATATTGTTTCCGTTAAGCTGGTGTAGCACCTTTGAGCGCCAGCGCCTTAGAAATATCTGATTTAGCTAGCAAAGCTTGTCGCAGTAAATTATTATTTGTTTCTATCACTTTGGCCTTGACTGCAGGATTATTATCGTAGAAGCCATTTTCTACATTTTGTAATCTAGCTCTAGCTGCAGATTCATCGTTGATTGCTAGGTTGTAATTTTCTTGAAGTCTGGATATTTCTGGATCAGAACTAAGCGCCCGACTGGATGGTGCAGGAGCGGTTACCAAAGTTGGATTGCTGGTTATAGGTTGATTACCGTCTCTGGAAAAAGCAACCTGTCTGTTTTGTTGATCAGGAGATAGCGTGGAGCCTTGTGCCACCACTGTTTCTAATTTGTTTTGCTTGACAGGATTACTATTTTGGGATCCGGCCGCAGATGTTAATTCTTCTTGCCTGTCTGAAGTGATTGTATTTACAATGGCTTTCTGTGTTTCAGAATAACTAGAATAACTTCCTTCTTTGGCAACTGTTTTGGTTTCTTGCTGGACTGTGACATTTGAATTAAGTTTGTTAAGATCGCTTTTACCCTGTTTGGTTGCTGCTGTTTTACCTGTTCTTTCGGCTATACTAGCGGCAACAGCTTGGTTGACTTCATCATCTAAAACTCTAACCAAATCCAAGCTTTGTTCGAATTTTCCCTGTCTAAATTCGTTTTCTACTTTAATAATTTGATAGCATCCTGAAAAGTCGGACTCAAGATAATCTTTATCCATTGCTAAACTTCTCAGGCCGCCGGTGTTTAAATCAATGTCAACAGGAGTTTTAAATCTTAAGTAACAAAAAATAGCACCGCGATCTGTTAAAATGCTTCCGTTCTCACTATTTTGTTTATCTGGTGGAGGATATGCTTCGGTGTTCGGAGTATAGTAAATGTCGTCCTGTTTAATAAAATCTGGGTCGCCAACTATCCTCAGTTTAACTGAGATCATGTCCCCATCTGGGTCAGTGTACAAGGCCTGCAAGACATCGCTAGTTCTTTTTACGTCGGGATTTTGCTGCGAGTTGAAACCCATGTTTTGTTGATTACTGACCACTGGTACTAACACGTTGGGCTGCACAGTACCTGTTCTTTGCTTAGGTAATTTATTTCCTTTTTTGGTTTTATCTTCTTTTTTGACGTTGGTGGCGTTGTCTTGTGAGTTAGATAATTTTTGTTTATTCTTTTGTAACACTTCGACCGCAGTGAACCAGGTAGTTTTGAACTCTAATGCAAAATCTAATATATCGTTATTTTCACCTGTATAGATGTATTCATATTTTTTTCTTATGTCTTTTATTATAGTAGGTGCATTAGTTTTGGGTGCATCAGGGTGTTTGTAGTTGTGTGCTCTATATGCAATAATCTTATATGTTATTCTTTTCCCCCATACATTTCTGTTTTCATCAAAATTAATTAATTCAACAGATGATACGACTTTAAAAGCATTAACTACACTGTCTTTTTTGTTTTCGGTATTTTTATCATCTACAAGTTGCGAAGTTATATATTTGCTAGCCCTGATTACCTTGTCTATTACTCCCAGCACATTTTCGCCGGCTTTGACATTAAATTTTTCAAATTTAGTATCAGGACCTAGCGCAGGAGTGGCTTTTTGTTTTGCTGGTGTTTTTGCCACAGCGGCAGCCTTGGACTGTTGGGGGTTCGTTGGATCTGTCATGGCAGTATTACTAACAGATGTTTTTTCAGAATAAACTATAGGACTATTTGCTATTACTTCGTCAATTTGAAAAATAATTTCGTCGGGCACCTCGATTACACCAGTGTCTTTAAGATACAATTGATGCAAATTCATTGCCTGCGTATAGCTTTTAGTAACAATGGCAGTTTTATAAGAAGCTTCTAATTCTTTTAATTGTTGTTCTTGAGAGTCAGTTAGTTTGCCTCTTTCTTTTTGTTTATTGATATTATTGATTTTTTCTCGTTGTGAGTTTTTTGTCTCTAGTTGTTTACGTAGTGCAACTATTGCGTCTTTCCCTGGACTAAAAAAATCACCTACTGTGCGAGCTGTTACTTCAAAATCTGCCGGGGTTGATGCTGTTGATTGATTGAATGCTTGATGATTATACGGAGTGGCGCGGCATGCATATACTGTACCTTGCTTGTCTACTTTCATACTAACAGCTAAAATTTTTATAGGAATGTATTTTGTAATACTCGGAATAGGATTTACTACATCTCCGCCATCTGTGTTACCAAAAAAATCAATTTGCAACACATAAGGATTTTCAGTATAGTTTGGCTGTTTTAATTTTAAAGATAACAATAGCAGTCTGTTTATCAGCGTAAATCCGTAAGGCTCAACAATATTAAAAGTAAAATCAATTGCGTTTGATGCTTTACCATTTGAGCTTAACCCAATTACAGTAGTAAAAGTAAAATCTTCAAAATAAAAGTCGTCTTTGAATTCAGTAGGTCTAACAAATGCGCCGGGATTGTTTTTATCGCGCTCGCCCCAGCGACCGCCGGAACTGAACAATGTTACAGCATCTTTCAACCAACCGTTGCCTTTTTTTCCTTGAGCCAATTGATTGTAACTATCTTTCGTTAAAGCATGTAAAGTCAACCCATATGTGTATGTTGCATATTGATGCAACATATTAGGTGTTATGTTGAATTCTTGTTGTTCTTGTTTAGCTACTTTTTCGCCTAGACTGGTTCCTGCATCACTGGTTGATCCTGTCTTGGCGGTTGGGCCCGCAGACTGCGTAATTTTATTTAAAATATTCTGATTGGTAGTAGTAATGTCCGGTGCCGGTTCACTGTTTTGTCCAGGAAGGGTTTTATTCCCCATTTGAGGGCCAAGCGATGGGTCTGCAGTAAATGTTGGGCCACCACCGGGATTAGGGGCATTGCTTTGATTGGCAAAAGCATTTGTATTAAAAGGACCAGTGGGAGTAGAATTTTTTACCGTTGTGCCGCCTTGCACTACATCATCAGATGTGTCGCTGCTGGGAATATCTTTATTTGCTAGAGCGTGTTTTTCCCTGTCGCTTAATTTTTCAACAGCAGGATTAGATGCTGCATTGGTTCCAGTTCCGTCGGCACGCGGATTTATTTGAGGAGCGTCTGCCGCAGTTTTACTACGTGCCGCTTCGGCTTCGTTGGCTACACGGATTTGATAATTGACGTTCCTTAAAGCCTTGTCGTTGGCTAGAGATCTTCTTTCCCAATCTTCTAATTTTGCTCCAGTTAAAAATTCTTTTCCGCCGCGGCCGGAACCATATTCTCTTTGAAGTGCTTCTTCTTCAGCAACGAGTCTTTTTCTCTCTGCTTGTAATTGATCTAAAGTAAGTGCCATTTTATAGCCCTAGGTCTTTATCTAGTGTGGATTTTTTTGGAATGTAAATTTTTACGCCAGGTAAAAAATCAAATATGGGATCCCTAATTACGTTGGGATTTCTTGCAGCAAACACCCACCAAAGAGCGGCGTCGCCGTAAAGGTCAAAGGCCAACAAGTCGGGACGATTGCTGTATATTCTATCAATTTGATAGTAAACATCGTCCTCTAGTTTTCTAAAAGTTCTGTAATTGATTATATCTAAAAATTGTCCGTAATACGTGGTGTTGTAGTAAGGGCTTGATTTTGAATATTGTACAGTCATTAAATAAATCCTCCGCGACCTATTAATAGCTCTCCGCTGGCAAATCTGTCTAGATTGAAATCATCGTGAAGTGTTTTTCTACTGTAAACTGGTTGTAATGTTACAGACAGTTGTGATGATGTAGGAACTCTTGTTACTGCTGAATTTAATAACTGTATTTCTGATTTAAATTTTCCAGCGGCATTTACGAACCCAGTTGGATTAACTTCATCAATAAAATGGCTCACTTCAAGATAATCTACTTCTCCAGGTAACGTCTGCTGAAACTGCGTAATAACACAAGGCACTGCCGGGAAAATATATTTTCCGTATCCATGTAAAAAAACAAGCGGGGGCGGGCTACCTGCTAGTGGTTGATCGTTGGTTTTTCCAAAAAACATTTTTGTACAACTTCTAAAAAATGTTACTGCTGCCAGTAAATATTTTCCTTCTTCGGGTGTTTGTACTGTAAAATCACCAGATACGGTAATTGCGTTTACTTCGCTACCTTCGAAAAAATAACTAGCATAATTAGAATGTGTTAGTCTTTGTTCGCCGTACCTGGCTTGATGTTGAACCTGAATAGTGGGGGTGTAAGGAAAAACTACGCCGTCGGTATTCTTGAGCACACTTTGAATACCTGCTTTATTTCCTTTATAAAATAATTTTGAGGCTGTACCAAGACTAACTCTAACTCGCCAATCATCTTCTAATAATGCCAGACTTGGGCCAGACTGGGTAAACACTGTGACCGGTACCTGTCGCTGGGGCAATGGATTATTAGCAGTTCCGCCGGGAGCCAATCCGGCGTTTTGTAGCCGGTTAGCACTTGGATCGCCACTGTTTGTGCCTGATGTGCCCGGAGAATTAGCTGCGCCTACTCCTGAAGGATTTTTAAATCTATCGTCGGGCGCAGTACTAGACACATTGCCGGATGTGGTTATAGCATTACCAGATTGAGCTGCTGCCGCTGCTGCTGCAGATTGGGCAGCTTTTTGTTGTCGAGCGGCTTCTGCCTGTCGCTCTTCCTCGGCTAATCTATTGCTCTTAACTGCGTTTAATTTTGGTTCTACTTCGCTTAACTCGGCCTGCCATTTTGCAATCTGAGCATTGTTTTCTTCTATTAGTTCTCGGCGACTTCGTATTGTTTGTTCTTCAACTCTAATTTCATCTTCTTTAACCGGGCCATCTGGTAACGCACGAGCTTTAGCAAGCCTCTCTTCTGATCGGGCAATAACCGTTTCCGAAAACCCGTTACCTCTATTCTGAGTCTTACTGTTAGCAACACTAATGTTAAGCTTGAGTTGGCTAACTCTATCTGCTAAATCACGTTCTTCTTTGCTTATTGCCATTATTACACCCTAATAAATATAGTTCTACCAGTATTTATCGTACCCTAAAATAGCATCATTTAATGATTTTCCTGCAATAAAGGTTGACCTTGATGTTGTTTTTTTGCTAACATTTACTCAGTTTGAGAGGAACATCCCAAGTGAAAATAAACTACCTAAACAACAAAGATATTCTTAAAGAAATACACAAAAGCAAGAGCACTTATTGTAGCTTTTCAAAGCCTGAGTATGCTGATTATGACATCATACTACCAAATGTAAAACAAATTAATAAAAAAAATATATTGCAGGCCAGGCGTAACCGAGCAGAAAGATTGGCCAAGTTGGCACACGAAGCAGCATCAGTTGATGGAGTTAAACGCAAACTTGACGAATTTGAAATTAAATATACCAAGATTCCAGAATCCGATGTGGTGTTTAGGGTAATGACTTGGGATCATGTTCCTGCAGACGAAGGGAAAAAATCTAAGAAATCGGATAGTAAACTGATTGATGATGAAGAAATTTTACTAACCGAATACGACGATGGCGCCGAATTGGCAGCACCGACCAAATACATCAAATGTAATTTTCCCCCGTTTCAACATTATAAAATTGACGACAACGGAGAGCCGTACTGTGTGGGCAAAAGTCATTGGCAAGGCGATATTGAAAAAGGTAACTTTTCTAAGGACCACGGAACTATGACCAAGAAGCTGGCACACATGTTTATGAAGCTGTGTGAACGTTACGCTACAAGATCAAATTGGCGTGGTTACACCTACAACGACGAAATGCGTAGTCAAGCGTTACTACAGTTATCGCAAATTGGACTACAGTTTGACGAATCAAAATCACAAAATCCTTTTGCTTATTATACTGCTGCCATCACCAATAGCTTCACTAGAGTACTCAATATTGAAAAGCGTAATCAAAATCTCCGGGACGATATTCTTGAAATGAACGGGCTTACTCCTAGCTATACCAGACAAGGTATGGGATCGTGGGGCGGTGGTGCACCTTCTGGCGAATATAGCGATGATTGAATTTGACTTTACTAATTAAAAAATAGTAAACTATATCAATGTCTAACTTATTCAAACGAGCAGCAGTCTGCACAGATATACATTTTGGATTAAAAAGCAACAGTCAAACACACAACGATGATTGTTTGAATTTTATAAAATGGTTTACTAAGAAAGCCAAAGAAGAAGGATGCGAAACTGCATTCTTTCTTGGAGACTGGCATAATAATCGTGCAAGCATTAACATTGTCACTCTCAACTACAGTCTGCAAGCACTGGAGCACCTGAATGACAATTTTAAAGCTGTTTATTTTATTCCTGGCAATCACGATCTTTATTATCGCGACAAGAGGGATGTCCAAAGTGTTGCATGGGCACGGAACTTACCTAACATTCATATTTGTAATGATTGGTATATCAGTGGCGACGTGGTTATTGCTCCTTGGTTGGTTGGTGACGATCATAAGCGTATTTCTAAGTTAAACGCCAAATACATGTTTGGGCATTTTGAACTGCCACACTTTTACATGAATGCCATGGTTCAAATGCCCGATCACGGTGATGTCAAGCGTGAGGACTTTCATGGCATAGAACGTGTGTTTACCGGACACTTCCACAAACGCCAGACACACAAAAACATTACCTATATTGGCAACTGCTTCCCTCATAATTACGCAGACAACCATGACGACGAACGCGGCATGATGGTACTAGAGTGGGGCGCAGAGCCTGAATATCATGCCTGGCCTGATCAACCCAGATATCGTGTTTATCAACTCAGTGATGTGTTGCAAAACACTGATAGATTGCTCAATCCCGGTATGCATGTGCGTGTGAATCTTGACGTAGACATCAGCTACGAAGAAGCCACATTTATCAAAGAAACATTTGTTAATACATATAATTTAAGAGAAATTACTCTTATTCCGCAAAAGGTTGTGAGCGAAGATATCAATTACGATATAACTGGAAATATCATGTTTGAAAGTGTAGATACTATTGTTACCAATCAGCTTACAAATATCGAAAGCGAACAGTATAATAAAACGTTACTACTTGACATCTATAGAAATCTCTAATGTTTAAAATTCGAACACTGGCAGTGAAAAATTTTATGAGCGTGGGTAATGCTACCCAGGCTGTTCAGTTTGACCGGCGAGATCTAACTCTAGTACTAGGACAGAATCTTGATCTAGGCGGAGACGACACAGGAGCCAGGAATGGAACTGGCAAAACAACCATTATCAATGCACTAAGCTATGCACTGTACGGTGCTGCTCTAACTAATATCAAAAAAGATAATCTTATCAACAAAACAAATGGTAAGAATATGTTAGTCACTATTGAATTTGAAAAGGACGGAATTGACTATAAAATTGAAAGAGGTCGCAAGCCCAATACGATGGCATTTTATGTGGGCGGACAAGAACAAGAAATCACCGATGAATCACAAGGAGATTCGCGAGAGACACAGGCCGAAATAGAACGCATGCTGGGCATGAGTCACGACATGTTCAAACATATCGTTGCACTTAACACCTACACAGAACCATTCCTTGCCCTCAAGGCCAACGATCAACGAGCCATTATTGAACAGTTGCTCGGTATCACCATGTTGAGTGAAAAAGCAGATGCGCTAAAAGAGCAGCTCAAAGCGACCCGAGACGCTATTACTCAAGAAGAATATCGTATCAAAGCTGTTACTGATGCCAATGCTCGTATCCAAGAACAAATTGAAGCTACTCGTCGTCGACAAACATTATGGAAAAATAAACAATTAAGTGAAATATCTGATCTCGAAAAAGCCTTGGCAGTTGTTGGCGATTTAGATATTGAGCAGGAACTTGCCAATCACGATGCACTTGATGCATACAATAAAACTGTTAATAGTATCAATGAAATTACTCGGTGGAAAGTGTCTTGCGAAACTGAGCAAGTAAAATTGTTAAAACAACTAGACAAGTTTAAAAAAGAAATTGAAACACTAGAAAAACACCAATGTTATGCTTGTGGTCAGCCAATACACGATCACAAGCATGAGGAAGTGTTAAATGAAAAAAAGACCACATCAAAAGAAACAGCTTTACAATATCTTACCAACGACCAACAATTACAAACACACATTGGGGCTCTAGAAACGTTGGGAGACCCAGGAAAGCCCCCAAAAGTTTTTTACGACAAAAAAGAAGATGCTATCAATCATAGAAACACTGTAGCAAACTTACAGCAACAACTTGCTACAAAGCGCAGTGATCAAGATCCGTATGAAGAACAAATTCGTGAAATGGAAACACAGGCTCTTGAAGAAATCAATTATGATTTAATTAATGAACTTGCCAATTTACGAGAACATCAAGAGTTCTTGCTTAAACTATTAACCAACAAAGACAGTTTCATTCGCAAAAGAATCATTGATCAAAATCTAAGTTATCTAAACGCTAGATTAAGTCAGTACTTGGATAGAATTGGGTTGCCGCATACTGTTAAATTTCAAAACGATCTGTCTGTCAGTATTGAAGAACTGGGTAGAGAGCTAGACTTTGATAACTTGAGTAGAGGTGAACGCAATAGATTGATATTAAGCTTGTCATGGGCATTTAGAGATGTGTGGGAAAGTTTGTATCAACCCATCAACTTGTTGTTTATTGATGAAGTTATCGACACAGGCATGGATAGTTCGGGAGTAGAAAACAGTCTAGCTATTCTAAAGAAAATGGCCCGTGAGGGAAATCGCAGTGTTTGGCTTGTTAGTCACAAGGACGAACTGGCTGGGCGTGTAAACAATGTTCTTAGTGTAGTTAAAGAAAACGGATTTACTAGTTATAATACGGATGTTGAAATAAAATGACTTACAAATCTATACCAATAATCAGTATATCTCCCGTAGATCATAACATTATTATAGAGTGGCATTTACACGATAGATGTAATTTTGACTGTATGTATTGCCCTGAAAAGTGGCATAGTTTGACGTCCAAAACGAAAAGTTTAGATGAGTTAAAAAAATGTTGGCTTGAAATTTATGACAAAACTAAACACAGAAACTTGAAGTATAAAATAAGCTTAACTGGAGGTGAGATTACAATAAATCAAGACCTGTTGCCTTTTATACAATGGCTGGCGAGCTCATATGGAGAAAAATTGGCAGTAATAGGAATGGTTACAAATGGGACTGCAAATCAAAAGTTGTACACGGATTTATTCGAATATTTAGATTGGATCAGTTTTTCGACCCACAGTGAGTTTTTTAACGAAAATAAATTTTTTAACAATGTATTGAGCGCCAAAATTGCAACTAAAGGAACCAACAAAACAGTCCATGTTAATATAATGAATGAACCCTGGCACCAAGATAGAATAGAAATTTACAAAAAATTTTTAAATCAACGTGACATAAATTTTTCAGTATCAGAAATTGATTGGTCTTTGCGTATACGCGATGAAGCAAAAACAAATAATAATTTAAATCTTTTTCATTTTGATGACCATGCAGCAAATAATTGATCACAACTATAATGTTATTGTTCGTGACGAACAAGGAAATGAATATTTAATGTACGCCAATAGATTACATAACGAGCAACTTGATTATTGGAAAGGCTGGAAGTGTAATGCTGGATCTGATTATATTCTAATAGATAGTAAACTCAATGTTTACGGTGCTCAATGTGAAAATGATTTTTTAGGCGTTTTGTTTCAAGATTTCAAACTGTTAGATCAACCTACAACTTGTAAACTAGAAAGATGCACAAATAGTACAGATGATCTTTTAACAATAAAATCTGCTAAATGAATCCCTACGCATTAATATTAAGCATACCAAGAGTGGCTCCGGTACGTCCGGCAGCAGCACCTGCAATAATCAAGCAAATTTTTAATCAACATAATTTGCCTAGCAAAATTTTAGATATTAATATTGATTATTTTACAAGATTTAAAAATTCAATTGATTCTGTTCTGTTTAACGAAATTGATGAATATCTATTTGTAAAAAATAAAATTTTATCGAGTGACGCTGAAAAAGAACTAGTAAATTTTATTGATAGTTGGATTTCTAAAATACTGTTACTAGAATCTAAAAAATTGTTTATTAGCGTATTCAGTTGGCAAGCACAAAGATTTGTGGAGTTGTTTTTAAGAAGATTTAGAGTTCAAAGCACTACGGAAGTTATCGTGGGCGGCCAAGGCTTGATTAGAGAAGAAAATGGCAGTTACAGCGAACGCCCAGAGTTCGCGCACTTTTTAAAAAAAGAAAATTTAATCGACCATTGGATACGTGGCGAAGCCGAAACGACTATACCAGAAATTATCAAAGGCAACTACGACGTTGCAGGTATCAACACAGATTTTTTCGCTGAACGCAGTAACGTAAAAGAACACCAACCAATGGATTTTAGTGATTTTACAATCACTGAATATCAAAGTGGTTATAAATCTGGTGTGCTTCCAATGGAAACCAGTAGAGGATGTGTACGTAATTGTACTTTTTGCGATATTCCTACCATGCAAGGAGGCTTTCGGTTCAAGACAGGATCTCAGCTCGCAAAAGAGATGATTCATTATTACGAGTCGTACGGTGTACGAGATTATTTTTTTCACGATGCGTTGTGTAACGGAAGTGTTCGAGATTTCAGACAATTCAATGATTCATTGATAGCTTATTACGAATCACATGGATTGCCCGACAGGTACTTTAGTTACAGCAGTCATGCTATTGTACATAATCAAAAAGCGTTTCGTCCAGAAGATTTTGAATCAATGTGTCGGGCAGGAGCCGACACCATGGTGATTGGAGTTGAAACCGGAAGTGATCGTGTTCGTGCTCATATGAAAAAAGGTTTTAACAATGAGGATTTAGATTATAACATGGAATATTATAGCAAGTATAATATGCATGTGTATTTTTTAATTATTGTCGGTTTTCCTACAGAAACCAAAGAAGATTTCGTCGCTACCTTAGATATGTTAACAAAATATCAACGTTATGTAGCCGACGGCACAATTATAGGAGTAAACTTAGGCACAACACTTACCATTGAAGAAGGAACCGAACTTTACAATAATCCTGAAAGATTAAAAATAATAGGTGTCAATAACCAACGTCCTCAAGGAACAGAATGGATTTGTGAAGATAACCCTACACTAACTTACAAAGAACGTATACTGCGACGTATACAAGCCCAAGAACATGCTGTTGCGTTAGGTTATACTTTCTGGAAGGGCGACGATCAAATGAAAATTATGATGGACAAATATCAAGATAGGTTAAGTAAATTGGCAGGAGTCATACATTGAGATTGGAAATAGATCTACATGTAGAGCGTCGTCTAGGTGACCCATTAATTAAAATAGTTATTGATGACTATCTGACTTTATATGATGGTGTAGCACAAAACTATTATGATTTTGATATAGATCTAACCGATGGCGGGCACGATTTGACATTGGTTCATTACGGTAAACTTCCAGATCATCACGTACTTGATAGTCAAGGCAACATTACAATTGATAGGTATGTTGAAATTAAAAACATAAAACTAGATAACATATTACTTGAATCTGAGCTATGGGCAGGCAAGTTTTTTCCAGTTTATATGCACAAAGCCGACCATGAACCATACTTTATTTGTCCAAATTTATATCTAGGGCACAACGGTGCATGGAAATTAGAATTTGCCACTCCTGCAACATCTTGGTTAATTGACGTCAGAAAACCAGGACCAAAATTATCCGGCACTATATTTAAAACTAATAGTGAGACTTTGGAACTAGCTAAAAACTTTTTTAGAGATTTACCTGATGTTTAATTACAATAACATTGATGAATATCAACTTGAAATTACAACTTATTGTAATGCTGCCTGTCCTCAGTGCCCTAGAAATATTCAAGGGGGGCCGATTAATCCCTTTATGCCATTGATTCACTTAGACAAGGATGTTATTGATGCTGTCTTTGATGTTGACCACTGTAGGAAACTAAAACAGATATTTTTTTGCGGTAGCTACGGCGATCCTGTTATGCATCCTGAATTTCTTGACATACTACAGGCGTTTAGACAAAAAAATCCAACACTATGGTTATACGTTCACACCAATGGCGGCGTTCACGATACAGACTATTGGGCAGAAATCGCTACTATCATAAATGGGTATGGTCAAATTGATTTTGGCTTTGACGGATTAGAAGATACTTTACATCTGTACAGACGTAATGTAAAGTACAACGTTGCTATGCGGAATGCGCGAGCTTATATCAAATCCGGCGGTAGAGCGCAATGGAACTATATTGTTTTTAAACATAACGAACATCAAGTCGAACAGGCAAGAGCGTTAAGTCAAGAATATGGATTTTTTAATTTCCTTCCTAGGCGAACTGGAAGATTTTACGACCACACCAATGAATGTGCCTACCCATCTTGGCCTGTGCTTAATAAAAATAGAACTGTAGAATATTACTTAGAAGAACCCGTAAATGAAGAATGGCGCAATGCCAGTGTACAAAAAATTGAAGTAATTAAAAAAATGCATGGTAGTTTTGAAAAATATTTAAAGCAGACTCCTGTTCGTTGTGATGCATTATTAGGAAATAAAGTTGTCATTACTGCAGAAGGACTAGTGTTGCCCTGTAATTTCTTTGAACATAACATGTATGATGCTAGATTTTATACTCACGCAATGCCTGGCGCTAATGGAGCTAGCTTTATCAGTTCAGGAAGAATTCAAGTAAAAGAATTTGTGGATGAATACAAGGATGAATTAGATGTCAACAAAAACAGTTTAGAAAATATTTTTAAGTCTAATTTTTGGACTGAGCTTGTTGATCGCTGGTCTGGTCCAAACAAAATTATGGAGTGTGCAATGACCTGCGGGGATAAGTTTACAAAAGTATGGGATCAAGGAGGGTCCAGGAGATGAAAGTTTTAGTTACAGGTGGTAATAGAGGTTTAGGCAAACACTTGGTGCAAGTGTTCAATGGCACCAGTATCAGTCGTGCAGACAATCTTGATATAACAAAGGATTACAACTCTATTGCCAAAATGAGCTTGGATTATGATATTTTTATCAATAACGCATTTGATGGGCCACCGCAGGAGGAATGGGCCAACTTTGGACAAGTACATGTACTAGAAGCTGTGTATGATGCATGGGTTCAATCTAATAAAAAAGGCTACATTTACAATATTGGCAGTGTGGGAGAAAAAAGCATTGTAGCCAGAGAACCTAGTTTTGAAACTTATCGTGTGGCAAAAGCAGCACTGGCACATGCATCAAAACAATGTACAGCATCATTTAAAGCAAACTGTGCGCTGTTTAAAACCACATTGATTACTCTAGATCGATTGGACACAGAACTTAGTCGTAGCAGGGCAACGTGGACAGGTAATGGTATTAATGCCAACGACATAGCAAACTTTATAAAATATGCATATACATTAGATCATAATACTTGTATAGAAGAAATAACATTTTATTGTAACCTTGAATATAAGAGATAATTATATGCTGTATGTCATGGCTATTCGAATCCACTCTAGTGGAATCACTTCCTGAAGATTGTGTGGGATTTGTGTATTTGATAACAAATACTGTGTCTGGGCGCAAATACATAGGGAAAAAATTAGCCAAATTTTCAAAAACTACAGTACGAACAGTAAAACTCAAAAACGGCACCAAAAAGAAAAAGAAGATCAGAAGCAAAATAGACAGCGATTGGCAACTATATTATGGCTCAAACGACGAACTCAAAAAAGACATCGAAACACTAGGCTCAGAAAAATTTATTAGAGAAATACTGTATTACTGCACATCCAAAGCACAATGCTCATACATCGAAGCACGAGAACAATTCAGACACAAAGTCTTAGAATCAGATGCATATTATAACGGACAGATCAGCGTTCGTGTCCATGGCTCCCATATCAAAAACAAGTTAAGCAGTTAAGCTAGCACAGGCCAACATCGTGTGCTCTATACCTGGATCTAGGATCGCAGGGACGGAAGACTCGCCGCTGCCGCGAGCACTCAACTACTACCCTTCGGGATGAAGATCGCAAATGCCGCGATTTAGTTGTTTGAATAGGATTAATAAGGCTAAAAAGACGTGCGAGCGATCGCACACGGTTAACTACATGCTGATATATGTAAATTAACCCGCCGTTGTATAAGAACGGAGCTCGAGGTACCGGACAACCGCCTCTGTAATGCTCTAATATCAGTGACTGTGCTACTCAGATGAAGTACATATA